AACAGAATTTGGAATTGTTATCGATATCAAACTTGTTGCGCGATTGAACGCATAATCACCAATACTATTAAGAGTGGAATCTTCTTGGTCAATTATTATTGTTGTCAACTCATCAGTATCTTGGAACGCACCATCACCAATTTCAGTAACAGAATCTGGTATTGTTATCGATATCAAACTTGTTGCGTGATTGAACGCATAATCACCAATACTATTAAGAGTGGAATCATCTTGGTCAATTATTATTGTTGTCAACGCATCAGTATCTTGGAACGCGCTTATACCAATACTGGTAACAGAATTTGGTATTGTTATCGATGTCAAACTTCTCGTTTGATAGAACGCATAATCACCAATACTATTAAGACTGGAATCCGTCTGACTAATTATTACAGTTGTCAGATTTATAGCATTATTGAACGCATTGTCACCAATACTTGTAACAGAATTAGGGATTTCTATCGATGTTAAAGCTGTAGCTGATTGGAAGGCATTGTCACCAATACTTGTAACAGAATTAGGGATTTCTATCGATGTTAAAGCCGTAGCTGCTTGGAACGCACTGTCACCAATACTTGTAACAGAATTAGGGATTTCTATCGATGTTAAAGCCGTAGCTGCTTGGAACGCATTGTCACCAATACTTGTAACAGAATTCGGGATTTCTATCGATGTTAAAGCCGTAGCTGCTTGGAACGCATTGTCGCCAATACTTGTAACAGAATTCGGGATTTCTATCGATGTTAAAGCAGTAGCTGCTTGGAACGCATTGTCGCCAATACTGGTTACATATGATCCAACTAATACTTGTGATATATTCGACTTACTGATATCAGTCTCATAACTCGACTCCGTGAGTTCACCAATAATGCCAACCTGATATACATTACCACTTATATCAGTTAATGTTGTAATAGTATTCATATCAATATATGTAATATTACTAATATTTGTACTGTCATTAAATGTCAACTTGAAGTCTTCGAATGTAACATCTCCGGATACATCAACAATATATACAGTTGGGGTTTGTGATATGTCGTCGAACGCATTTACATCAATGGTAGCAGAATCAGGAATGGTTATCAATGTCAAACTTGTCCCCCAATCGAAAGCATTTTCACCAATAAATATCACACTGGAAGGAATATTAATGGAGGTAATAGAAGACCTACGGAATGCAAATTCACTAATGGTTTTAAGTTGAGAATTACTCTCGAAAGTTATATGAATTAGCAACGATGATGGTGTAGCATCTGTTATACCAAACGCTCTGGGAGCTATAACTACAACGTTATTTTGTATTTCAAATGATTCCCTAGCGTTTGCCGTAGGATATTTTATCAGTTCTAACGTATTATCATCCTTCTTCTGGTAAAGGACACCATTTATACTTTGATACGTTGTGGAATCATCATCTACTGAATATGAAACGACCGACGTAGTATAAGCAAATGCACTGTTACCAATATTTGTCACACTGGAAGGAATATTAACGGCTGTCAAGCTTGTCGCCAAACGGAACGCATTGTCACCAATACTTTGGACAGAATTAGGTATTGTTATCGATATTAACGAAGCGTCTTCATAGAACGCGTAATCGCCAATACTGCTAAGAATTGAATCTGTCTGACTAATGTTTACACTTGTCAAACTTGTCATACCTTGGAACGCGCCGATACCAATACTTGTAACAGTATTAGGTATGGTTATCGATGTTAATGATGTAGTTTCATAGAACGCGTAATCGCCAATACTGTTAAGTCTAGAATCTATCTGACTAATGTATACATCAGACAACCCCGACGTGTATATGAACGCCTGCTTACCAATACTGGTAACAGAATTAGGGATGGTTATTGATGTTAAAGATGTAGCTTGATAGAATGCGTAATCACCAATACTATTGAGAGTTGAATCTGTCTGATTAATGTATACATGAGACAAGTTGGTTAATCCTCTGAACGCATTTTTACCGATAATGGTAACACTATTGGGGATGGTAATAGAAGTTAATATGGATGCGTGTTGGAACGCGTGTTCTCCAATACTATCTAATGTGGAACCCACTTTAAATATGACTGAGTTCAAACTGGACGCATCTTTAAAAGCATAGTTTCCAATACGAGTTACAGTTGAACCTACATCAACCTTTACTATATTGCTGACATCAAATGGTAGGTCTGTATTATCAAGTGTCCCAGAGATATCTATAGCCAATTGTTCAGTATTTGTATAAAATACACTTAGATTTGGCTTTGGTTTATTATATCCTATGATAAATACTTGTGTCTTACCTCCAATAATTTGTCCTGCACCAATGTTAATGGGAAAATTCAAAGTCCCTAGCCTATCATAATTTATGGATGCTTCATTTAAACTTGTTTCTATGAACGCGTCAGTTCCAAGAGTGGTTACTAGTTCTGGAATAACAATAGAAGTGAATACCGAATTTCTGAACGCATTGTTACCAATTTCTGTAAGGTGTGAGTCGTTTTCAAATATTACTGAGGTTAATGATAAACAATAGCTGAACGAATCCGAACCAATAGATGTTAATGTTTTAGGTAGTGCAATTGATTGTAACCCCGAATTTCTGAACGCATTGTTACCAATTTCTGTAAGGTGTGAGTCGTTTTCAAATATTACTGAGGTTAATGATGAACAATAGCTGAACGAATCCGAACCAATAGATGTTAATGTTTTAGGTAGTGTAATTGATTGTAACCCCGAATTTCTGAACGCATTGTTACCAATTTCTGTAAGTTGAGAGTCGTTTTCAAATATTACCGAGGTTAATGATGAACAATAGCTGAACGAATCTGAACCAATAGATGTTAATGTTTTAGGTAGTGCAATTGATTGTAATCCAGTATATGAAAAAGACCCATTTTCAATGCGGGTTATATAATCTGGTAGTGTTACTGATGCCAAGTTTGACGCATCACAGAAGGCCTCAGTGCCAATACTGGTTACAGAATCGGGTATTATTATGGACGTTAAACTTGTTGCTCCTTTGAACGCCATATCACCAATAGTGGTTACTAGTTCTGGAATAACAATAGAGGTGAATACCGAATTTTGGAAAGCGTTGTTACCAATCTCTGTAAGTTGCGAGTCGTTTTCGAATGTGAATGAGGTTAATGATGAACAATTACTGAATGAGTCCAAACCAATATAGGCGACTGTTTTAGGTATTGTAATTGTTTGTAACCCCGTATATGAAAAGGTTCCGTTTTCAATACGGGTTACAGAATCGGGTATTATTATGGATGTTAAATTGGTTACTCCTTTGAACGCCATATCACCAATAGTGGTTACTAGTTCTGGAATAACAATAGAGGTGAATACCGAATTTTGGAAAGCGTTGTTACCAATCTCTGTAAGTTGCGAGTCGTTTTCGAATATTATTGAGTTCAACGATGAACAATTACTGAATGAGTCCCAACCAATGTAGGTGACTGTTTTAGGTATTGTAATTGTTTGTAACCCCGTATATGAAAAGGTTCCGTTTTCAATACGGGTTATAGATTCTGGTAGTGTTACTGACGTCAGACTTGACGCATTCCAGAAAGCCTCAGTGCCAACGCTGGTTATATAATTTGGTATTATTATAGATATTAAACTTGTCGCACCAGAGAACGCGCGGTTACCAATGCTGGTAACATCTTCTCTAATTTTTACGGACAGAATATCATTCGCACTTATATAATCTGAATAACTACTTGATGTTAGCTCTCCTTTAATGTTAAGCGATACAGTATTGCCATTAATGTGCGTGAATATTGTATTTGGGTCTTCGCTTTCTAAATGAATCGTCTTTGCTGAGTATTTTTCTGCCAAAGTGGATATAGAGAAGCCAGCAATTACAATTTCTCGTGTAGAAAATGACATTGCTATAAACTCATCAATAGTGAAACCTGCCTCATAAAAATCTACATTAGAAAATGTAGATTCGGTTACATATTTACTATCTATTATGTTGAAAATGTTGAATGATGGGTCAATAGTTATTTTATCATTATAAAATGTATTTATTTGTGCTAGTGAGAATGAGTTATCATACAGCAAACTTAAAAAGGACCCCGATGATGATATATCATTTATGAAACGCGAATTATGATTGAGTTTCTGATAAATATGTGTGATTGAAAATGATGAGTCAACAAAATCTTTCATGTGGAAAAGGGTTACTCCATTTGTATAAAGCATACTGATATCTGTATAATTAGTAGCATTTGATGTATCATCATTATATATGCCATATATATCATATACTTCATCAAACGTATACCCACTGGGGTCTAATAGTAACACAATTTGGTCTTTTCGAAAGTTTGCTTCTATATAATCATTTATTGTTCTACCGGAGTTAACTTCATCAGATAACCCCTTTCTAAAATTAAAAATCACCTCTGATTTATCGTCAATGTTCAAATCCTTAATAACAACATCAAATGTAAATCTACCATTACTATTACTTGCGTTTCTTCCATAAAATATGAGTGTATCTTTGGCATACGATGGCGAATTTTTTAAGTCGTCGTAATTATAGCCATAGTTTTGTAAAACATCGGGTGTAAATATATTGCTCATTTCTACGCCATTATTGGTTTGAACACGAAACGTTTGGTTAGAGATATCGTAAATAAATATATTAACGTCGTTAGATTCATTGTTTATTATACTATCTACATCACGTATTGTATCAGGCATAAGGATATGTTTAATAGGGTTGCCTTTAAATGAATGCACCCCTACACTGAGGCAATGTTTGGGCAATATTATAGTTTCAATTGTATTATTTTTAAACGCAAAGCTTCCAATATGGTCAACATTAAATAGTTCTATCATGGATAGGTCGCATCCTTCAAATGAGTAATTACCTATCGTATTTACGTGTGAAAGTGATACTGAATTTAAATTAATACTCATTCTAAACATCTCGTCTGGAATGTTCGTTTGCGTAGGTTGTAATTGGACAGCTTGAAGAGTTTTAACATATGAAAACGACCCTTTTCCACAAACTATTTCTCCTGGTGTATTCGGTCGAATAAAATTAATTGACGAAAGTCGAGTATTATAGAATGCGTATTTATCAATGTGTGTCAGTAGAGTATTTTCAGATAGGTCTAAAACCCCGACTACTGAATGGTTGCTATAGAATGCGGCATTTCTAATATTCTTTACTGTGGATGGAATTGGAATGATATTGTTAATATCTCTATTTCGACTAAACTCGTACGTATCTATACGGTATCTATCAACAAATACAACAAGTGTTAATCTAATTTCGGATGAAAATGTATAGGTTACTGTATACGGTCCACTAGTGTTAAAATCTACGATTGAATTAATAGATACATCTAAGTTTATATTATTTGACTTGTTATTCAGAACTCTAACATCGTCGCGAGTGAAATTAAACGTATCCCCAATATGAATTTCAAGCGGGTTATTTATTACAAACTCATATGAAATCTCACTTTCGATTAAATTAACGTCGCGAGTTATTGAAGTGGTGTTATATGTTCCACTGCCAAGATTAACGTGTGTATCATAAACATCATATCTCACTTCTAACTTATTATTATTATCCGAATATGTTTCGCTATACAAAACAAGGGGATATTTAGACACATTATCTGTAATAATAATTCCAGGGTCTTCATACGGAACATCTAATATATGGTCGATTGTATCATTACCATCAAGAGTTAATGTTGGAGTTTCATTATCAATGACGGCATAAACATTCGTAACTTTAAAGGAGTTGATAAACTCTAACAGGTAACTAACACTTGCGTGACTATTAAATATTGGACCTTCATTCAATTCAGCTGTTGAAATTCGAGTTTCTAATTGAAACTGTCCTTTGTTATTAAATTTTTGAGAGTAAAAAGAAAGGTGCGGTCGCTTGCTTAATGAACGCGTTATTGTATCTAGGTTGAGTTGAATTATAACCGTTTCACTGTTGGGTATCGAGGAAGCATTCACAACGAAAAAAGAAAATCTTGGGATGATATCTTCATCACTGAATGTGTATACAATATTATGAAGTGTTTCAGCATTAGATTCAATATATATGATTGACATTTCATCAAGATTTATATCTTTGTCTGATGAATTGTATAATACAATTTGCTGTAAATTATTCATATCGATAAATTCAACTATTGAAACATAATTCATTTTCCATATACTGATGGTATTTATTGCAGATTGTAACTCCTCTGTGGGGAGAGGCGTTATGTATATTCGAGAGTGAGGTTGAATAGTTACTGGTGTTGGTGGTGTCAAAATGTACGGTATTATGTATTCTATATTCTCCAAACTAGCGTTGGGAACGATATGCAATGTTGGTTCGGGATTGTTAATTCCGAATTGTAATGTATAATCTTGTTTAAGGCGAGAATCAATAGTTCTTACTTGGATTGGGTCTGAATTTTCATAAAATAGTGTGGCCTCATTTTCATACGTGCTCCATTGGAGAGTACTTTCATTATTAGATTCGATTACGCGTACATATAATCGTTCAGAATAATTTAACTGGTAGTATAAAATATTTGCTTGTGGGAGTATGTTTGCTTCTAATCTGCTAGAATTTAGAAATGTAGAAATCGCTTCTATATTATTGTTCTTCATTTGAAATGATTCGCTTACAGTTTTGTTTAATAACAATGATGATGTGTCAATATTACTATTATCGACATAACTATACTGACGATTCCCAGTATGACTATTATTATCAACTGTAAGGGTATGTTCAATAATAGATATTGAGGAACCTTGTTCAATAATAAACGGCGTATCTGGTTGTTTGTTTATGCTACTTCCTTTGTTAACAAATTGTATCAAAGAGTTTTCATTGTGGTAATGTTGAAATGTAAAAATAGCGTTATCATTATCACTCTCAAATGAAATTATATCCTTACTTTCCAGCAAAATGAGTTCACTGTTTTTGATACCAGTATATGGAGTGCTAAACTTATAAAATGTATTGGGAACTACAATATGTGTGAATGTAACATTATTACCATCATTAAAATGTATCTTGCTATCATTTCCAATGTTAACAATATTTTCTACATTAACCGTGTTAGTATATGCTGCGTTGTAGTACTGAATAACTTCACTAGTTGGAATATTCAGTGAAAATTTTTGATTCACACGTCTCAAACTATCTATTTCAGTAATAATAATGCTGCGACGTTTTGTAATTATTAACCCATTGTACGTAGTAAATGTATATACTCGCATAATTATAGAGGTACTATTTGTAAAAGTTGCCGTGACAGGTGTATGCGATATTCCCGTCAACTCAACTGGTCCGTGTGTAACTACCCCAGGGTCCTGTGGGAATACTGAATGTAAATCAAAGGTTTCACTAAATCTTGGCAAATAGTGTATTATGTCTTCGTCAATCATTTCAAGGTATACTACGTTTAAATCATACTGAATATCAGCAGATTCACTACCAATACTCATAACAATTTTAATAGTATATTCACCGACATTTTCAATACCAGTATTACCAAAGACGCGAATACTATTTGTATTTTCATCAACTTCAAAATTAATCCAACTATATGATGGTTTGTGATTTGACAGCGGTTTTGTTCGTACCAAAATTTCATACGATGTGATACTTACATCAGATGCTGAAGAGAATGATTTATTCACTTGATGAAATGCTTCATAAGAGGTATTGTTATTTACGTCATAGATTAACATATCTGATGTAAAAACATTATTGAACTGTAATGATTGGGTGTCATCCTTAATAAATATTTTTTTTATTATTTTACCAGCTGTATAAGCTTGTACGTCACCTGTTTTGTTGAAAATAGCAAATAATCCATTAATAACATTATTTTTAGCTATACTTTCTCCGGTATAACCTGGAATAGACGTGGTTAAATATTGAGAATTCTTTTTATATATAGCAAAATATATATCATTATCCCGCAACTTTATCAATACCTGTGAAGTATTACTTGTTGGATAAATTAAATTATATACAGATGCGTCGTCCAATGAATCTGAAAACATATTGGATACATGATTATAATAAGTAAACGAAACAGTGTCACTAATTGTCCTCCTTACAATATGGAATAATTCTGTGTTAATATAATAGAGTTCAAATGCATCACTCGACCCCAAATCGATAGGGAGACTGTCCAATGTTTCGAAGAAAGATGGTATTTCAACTTTATTATTAGAATGGTCTATCAAAAGACCTTGAACTGTAAACTGGTCATTGTTCAATGAAAATGGTAACGATGTGTACTCGATAGATTGATAATTATTTATATCAACTGTACCTTTCACTGGGGGTGTTAATATTTCGATGCCATAATGGTATGTATTTTTGTACACATTATCATTAATTATATAAGTCTGCAAGCTTATGGCAAATTCAATATTTTTAGGAATAGTTGAATCTACCTTTATCTGCTCACCATTATTAATATATGTGAAAAGAACTGGCGTTATATTAAATGTGTACGTAAAAGAAGCATAAACCTTACCATCTATTATAAGTGTAAACTCGATATTATCATTTAATGTAATTGTATTGGTCAAGTCAAACTCGTAGTTTATGAAACTGTCTGCGCTATATGTAATATTTATCCCATCAATGAGAATACTTCCATATTGTTGACCTATGTATTCAATACTATATGCACTATTTGATGTCGGCACGGCATTGATTTGAAAAAATACTGTTTCATCCTCTTTTACATTCAATGATGTATCTACCATATCAACTATGAAAGGATATCCATTATCGGCGAGTTGTTGATGTGTCAGCTTTAACTGATTGATGAGAAAGTCAATTGAATATTCATAATCAATAAATCGCTTGCCAGGAGGAAGTGTAATCGTATGTAGCTGTGAATTAGATGAAAATCCATCTGGTTCAATAACGTCGAGCTCGCTGCTGTTTGTTAAATCGATATCAGTAAGACGATTGATACCAAACGCATCAATCCCAATACGTGTAATATTTACAGCGCTGCTAAAATTAATCGTTTCCAAAAAGTTTTCTTTGAATGCATAATCGCCAATAGTTTGCAGCGACGAAGGAATCCGTAATGTCGGTAAAGTATTCCTCTGAAAAGCAGATTCTCCAATATGCGTCAGATGTGAAGGGGATTTTATTGTAAGATTGGTTAATCCTTTATCTAGAAACGTATTATCTCCAATCGTCGTAAGCGATGTCGGAATAATGACATTGTTATATATGAAATCCATACCATCAGTAGCGTCCTTCGTTATTTCTGTGGTACCTTCGTATAATACCAATATCCCATCAGATACAGTATACAAATACGTTTTATCAGCACTATCCAAGACAGTTGAGAACCCAGTAAAGTTTTCACGGATAAGATCAACAACTGTAAAGTTGAATGTTTCAATTGCAAAATCAAATGAAATTCCAAGTTGATTCAAACTTACCCCATATGGTGGTAATATTGCTGTGATATCAGGGTTATCATGAAATACAGTATCGTTAATCCTTAGCGAAGCATCACATTGCCGCAAATCAATAATGCCGGAAAGATTACAACTGGCGAATGCATAATCATCAAGAATTGATAGTAACTTAGCATCTGAAAAATCAATAGATGATAAACGAGAATCACTAAATGCATATTTTCCAATGCGCGTTATTGTATCGTGAACATATAATGTGGTAAGTGCCGTTTCATAAAATACCTTATCGTTATATTCTGATACATAGTACGGTGTTGGAAAAACGATTGAAGATAAATTGTTACAATGCCAAAATGCTTCGACACCAATGACCTGTATGTCGCTATTTAAAATTAGAGTTTCGAAACCACTTGAATACTTAAATACACCCTCACTAATAGTAGTTGTATTTTCATTTATAGTCAATGAACCAGGATATACTGTATATATAAACTTATTGATCTGGAGTAAACTGTCAAACAGTATTGGTGTTCGTGTAACGATAATCTCTAACAATTCATCACCAATACCAAACTCTGATAAGGACACACCTCGTGGCGGATATATAAATGGTAAATTTATATTGTTTTCAAAACTAGTAGGAGTTAATCTAAACGTATTTGGGGAACCGGTGAAATTTAATTCATTTTGTATATCATTATTTGCAAAGGCATAATCACCAATGCTTGTGATGCGAGAATTGTTTGTAAATTCGAGGTATGTTAACTGAGTATTGTAAAATGAGTGGTCTCCCAAAGTTTCAATATTGTTTGGAAGTGTGACACTATTTAATGGACAGTTTGTAAATGCGTAATCTCCAATTATACGTAGTTCACCATCTGCTGGAAAATATAATGTTTCTAGGTTCACACATTTGCCAAAGGCGTGTTGTTCAATTTCAATAAGAGTTGTTGGAAATATTACGTGATGAATCGCAGAACTGAATTTAAATACATTTGATTTTATTCGAATACACCCTTCTTTTATTGTTAATATATTTGTCACAATTGAAAACTCATATAAATCAGTAATGCCGCCATTTATCTGTTGAATTTCAAAATAAGAATCATCGAATCCTTGATTTAGAAGTTCCAGCAAATTATAGTTAAAGTCATATCTCAGTGTTTCATATGAAAACCCAATATTTCCAAATAAAAACGATGTTTCGAATTTAAGACTTTGATTATTATCCACAAAAGTATTATCTTCTAGCATAAATGTTTGTGGTAAATTATTTCCCAACACCACTGTATCACCTAGTCTATTCGCGCCGAATGATTTATCACCCAAATACGTCAACTGGTTAGCAGAAGATAAATCTAATGTAGTAATATTATTAGAGTAGAAAGCATTTTGTAATACATGAGTGATGTGTTCTGGTATAGAGACCTCAGATATTTCGTTATTATAAAATAAGCCTATTGGTAGTTGTGTTATGAGTGTACCTATTGTATAAGTCTGGATGCGATTGTTTAAAAACACATTTTCTCCAATATATTCAACACTTGTTGGGATGTTTATATTTGTAAAATTGTTGGCTGCGAAGGCAGCATCGCCAATGTAGCGAAGGCCTGGGTTGATATTGTCACTAAATACAATTGTTGCTGCCTTACATTTACGAAATGCCCGATTCTTTATAAATACCACAGATGGCGGTATTATAATCATATTAACCCTAAAATTATTAAACACACTGCTCTCAATGCCAATAATATTATCGTTTATGGTGAGTACTTTTAGTACTCCGACTTGCGTAATCGTGAATTTATCAGTCTCGTTTTGATTTGAAATAACAAGTTCGTTAGACTCGTAGTTATTGGTTTCAATTAAACGTATCCATGAGTAGTTAAGTACATCACGAATGAATGTAAACTCAATACCGATATCAGTAAGCGACCTGTTTTCTGGTGGAATAATATCTTCAATCGTATTTCTACTTCCATCAAACGCATTTACACCAATTGATATATTTGGTGTGGAGCGAAAGTCTAAAATACCGGAAATATCATTGTCTCGAAAAGCACCTTCGCCAATCGTTGTTAGATTTTTGGTCTGTGTGAAGTCAACTGAGGTGATGTTATTATTTTCAAAAGCACCGTCACCAATCGTTGTTAGATTTTCGGATGAAATGTCAACCACGGTTAAGTTGTTATTGGAAAATGCGTTATTCCCAATCGTGGTTACATTTGTAATATGGGATAAGTCAAACGACTGGATATTATTATTGGAAAATGCGTTATTACCGATTATTGTTAGGTTTTCCGAGGAAACATCAAATGTAGTTAAGCTGTTGTTTGAAAATGTATTATTCCCAATAGACTCCAATTTGTCACAAAACGATAAATTAATTGTTTCTATCATGCAATCGAAGAATGCATTATCTTCAATTACTCTTAATTGACAAGATGCTGGGAATATCACTTGTTGCACACGAATATGTGTACCAAACGCACTTTCTCCAATAGTATCAATCTGAGTGTTAAATGTTAATATGTCAATATATATCAAAGTAAACTCACTTGCATTCATAGGCCAAGTTTGTCCATCTGATAAAACGTCAAATTCTGTGACTTCGTCGAGAACATCAATGTACTGCTTATTATCCAAGGTGTAATAACTAACCGTAGATGTTGACGACATTTGTTATATCTATATGTATATTCATATATAAATATAGATTAATTTACTACTTCAACCATTTGTTAAATGTATAATCAGTCCTCTTAAAACATTGAACCGAATGAGCTTCCGAAACCATCATTTGCCGCCATTATTTCATTTTGATAAAATCCTTGGTCTTGTGCTGGTTGTGAAGGCATATTCGAAAGTGCCGCTTGTTGCTGGTCTTGATGTTGTGACATTTGTACTTGCTCGACTGGATTAGATTGTGGTAAATGTATATTAGGTTGTAATACTTGTTTTGGTGGTGACGACATTTTAGTTTTCTTTTCTACATTTACACTTCCAACCAGACTTTCTTCACCATTCCAAATGCGGTTAATACGTTCGCTAAGAATTGCTGATTTTTCCCCTAATTTTGTATGTAAACTTGAAACAATAAGCAAAGTCACCAATATAATTGTGTGAACATTAAACTTCTCGTAATCTTGTGTACTATAAATAGGAACATATGTTACAATGCGGTGAATATAAAACATTCCAATAAAAAGTACGACAACTTGACCTATAATTTCAAATACAATTTCAGCACTCCCTTTACTTTCATCTGCTTCCGGAATGTAACATTTCATTAATTTATTAAGCCCTACTACTGGCGCGAGTGAAAGAACTGAATATTGACAAATATTCAGTAATTCATTTTTTGTTGATGTATCAAACTCAAATACATGATCTATAAATGAACGTGTGTTTGTTTGTTTAGCTATTTCTTCAATACTTTCCATATCCATCGAATAGTGTATGTAATACATTAAGAATAAAATTTTCGATAGCTACGATTTTAAGGAATAAACAAGAATACTTTGAATAACATATGTAACACGTCTTAATTTTATATTAACTATTAAATAGGACATAACTATATTTATAAATAGGGCATAACTAATATGAATAGGACGTAACAATATTATAATTTTATATGTATATATTTATATATAAATAAATGGCAACAACACCCCAAGATGTTCTTCAAGTGCCATTAGACGATTTGGAAAGAATATCATTATCAAGATTACAAACGCAACTTGGACATTTTATTGCGCAATTATTAGGCGATAATGATATCGCACGGATAGACCATGGTATTGGGGGTCCTACCAGCCTAGGGATTAGTGTGGGTACATCTGTTCACACATTAGGATATGAGATGGGATTTACGCCAGACCCCACCCAACCGGGGGGCCCTACATTAGGGGACGCTGTTAAAGCAGGTACCGTAACTTTTGCAGCTGTGGCTCCCACATTGGTAGTAACTACTGGTCTGGTTATTGGGGTGTTATTGGTGTTGTGGAAGTTTCAATCTATAGCTGCTCACAATGCACAATTAAGAGAAAAGGTAAGTGATCTTCTGCGCATATTTAGTGAAGTGGCAAATATCCTTATTGCAATGAGATCAGTAAACATGTCGGATAATATAGACAATGAATTTTTGAATGAACTGGAAAAATCCCTCACATATACACTTTCTTTCATAATAAATCACTCCACTCGTGAAGAGTATTCTGAAATAATGACTTCAATTTATGGCAATAATAAAAAATCAGAGGGTCATCAGGAGGGGGGCTACGGCGGCGTGGTTACCCCTAGTAACCTTGTTAGTACCCACATGGATACCAAGGGTGGTATTATTTCATCCAATTCAATTAATGGCAACCCCAGCATTTCTAAGACTGATAGTGGTACATCTCACGTTATAGGAGTTCCTGTAGGTAAGAACCTCACTGCTGCCAAGGCTGTTGCTGCAGAGATTATCCCTGTTGTCCAGGGCCGTGCTGTTCCAAAGCCCCCTATCGCCACTGCTCAAGTTGTGAATCATGGTAAAGTGTTTGAACCGGTCAAGATTCACGATAACATAGACACTACTTCTTTGATTGAGCTAAACATGGAGAAAATTGTGGAAAGCGCTAACATAATAAGTGAACAATATAGTGACTGTTGTAATTGTTGCAATACAGATGAAGTAGAAGTTTCAGAAAACGAACAGGAAGGTGGTGGTATTTTTCATATATCGGCAGGTATCACACATGACGAGCGTATCAATTATCACCAATATAGAAGTAACGCGATTGTTTTACAACTTCTTGGAAAAATGGACCTTAGTGACCTTAGTAACCTTAGTGACCTTAGTGTTGTTGACGAGACAAAAAGGACGGTCCACACTAATACTATCAACACTAATACTATCAACACTATACATACTATCTTCCAATTTTTCGAACATAATACTCCGGTTGATAAATACATTAGTCACTTCACCGAACATCTAGATATTGAAAGTAAGACACATCACAAGAAATGGGAATACAGCGCCAGTAAGAAAAGAGCCATTGATATCGCGGCATGGAACCCGGGTAGGAGGAACACTTATGAAGCAACAGATTTTTTTGACCGTATCAAGCAGTGTATAAGTGGTAAATGTATTGGCAGTGCTAATACAGGTCTGGTAGCACCAGACGCAAGTAATAATATCATCCAAGGTGTAATAGGTAATTTGGAAGCGGATTATAGGCAAGGTGGTAATAGTAACTTGCTGAATAATATATTGGAAAATATGCGATTACTGAATAACTATTATGTAGCCCAAATGGTTATACCTGGAGATAGAGATACAAAAAACCCAGCAGACCAGGATTACATTAATAAAAATACCACATTATTTAATGAAATGAATGCAAAAATTGTACACATACTACATATTTATTACCCCATTATATTTCAATACACAGCTCATAAGAACCAATCCGCCACCACTAACGCGTCTTTCAATTTCATTGCGCACACGGATTATATTAAAAATATTCAGCATGTTGATAATCTTCAGAAGATCATAAAACGCACCATTCCAGTTATAAAATCAAGAGTGTCATCAAAAGGAGAATTTATAAACATAATCAATAATGTAGCCATGGAACGATTCTATAGCTTTAATTTTACAACACTTATAAGTACGCCTGGTCGCGACATGTTTAATTCAAAGGATGAATCTAATGTACTTACTTATACACTTGCAAAATTAAACACTTGGTTAACAATTTCGTATATCAAGTTTAATTTACAGGTACAAAAGACACTTGCCTCTGCTGCCACTTTTGTTGACCATAAAAAATTACTGAGTGAATTCGATAATGTTACAGATGTGCTGTCAATTTATACACCAAACAACCATTATACACGTTATAATGATGACAAGTTTATTAAGTATAACAGTGGATTGAAAATATTAATGGAAAATAAGGAAACAATAAAACATTATATAAACCGCATAAGTGAGTTCACTGGGGAGAATTTACACATGTGTGACGCGTCTTCGTTTAGCACATCGCATAGGGTTATGGGAATGTTAAAAAAAAAAAGAACTAAATGTGGAGGTTATGACGCAATGCGCATTTATTTAGTCCAAAAAAGACAAGAACTTGAAAATATTTTAAATCTAATTAATGCACATTATAACACTATTGCATCATTATTTCCAGATGATCCCGATAACGATAACGTTGATAATGCCAAAATTGGTGAAATTTCGAAGTACAACGATTTAATTAGTGAAACTGATAGCAACCAGAAACAATTTGACAATGAAGTTTCAAGTGAAGTTTCAAGTGCCGGTAAGGTTATCATTAAGCACAATGGGAACGATGATTCAGATATGAAAGCCAAATTTAATGCTTTAATAGAAGAGAATACTGTTGAATATATTAAGATTAAAAATACGGTTGATAAACTTTCTAAAGAAAATCCAGAACCAAGCATGTTTCCGGCAGGATTTGCAAATGTTAAGGGTGGACTTAACAATATCCTTAATAAACTTCTTAACTTCAAACAAAACAAGGTATCACCATTGCCCAAGGTAGCACAATCACCATTGCCCTCATCCAAGGTAGCACCATTGAGTAAGGGAGATGGTATTGCCGCCTTCAATGGTGGTTCAAGATATAAAACACCGAATAATCGTCGTAGAAACGCAAAGGGGACAAATAAAAAAACCATGAAACGTAAAAAGTAAACAAACAAATAATAATATAAATATATAATTTCAACTCTCCTATCGAGTGATATTTTCTCCGAATTTTACAAACAATATTATTGTTGTTTGTTTGTAAAATTGATTTCATAACATGGATTTAAATAGTACGTAAAGAATAAACACAATAATGGTAAAAACGTGCGTGGATAAATATAATGACAAATCAGAAATGATGGAACCCCATTTTGGGATGTTTCCATTTCCATTAAGTGATTTTCAGAAATATGCGATTGAAGGCATTGTTAAAAAACATCACGTACTCGTTACAGCACATACTGGTTCTGGTAAAACGCTTCCTGCCGAGTTTGCAATAGATTATTTCGTTAAATCTGGCAAAAAGGTTATATACACTAGCCCAATTAAAGCATTATCGAACCAAAAGTTCCATGAGTTCAAAGAAAAATTCCCCCATATATCTTTTGGCATTCTTACAGGAGATATTAAATTTAATCCCGACGCGGATGTCCTTATTATGACAACTGAAATATTACAAAATACATTATTTACAAGGTCTAAAACTGATCTGAAATCAAATAGTTATTGCGACCTTCTTCAATTTAATATGAATCTAGAAACCGAATTGGCGTGCGTTATATTTGACGAGGTCCACTACATCAATGACGAGGACCGTGGAAAGGTATGGGAACAAACAATGATGTTGTTGCCTTCATCTGTTCAGATGCTCATGTTGTCTGCAACAATTGACCGCCCGGAAATATTCGCAGATTGGATTGAGCAGCAGCATAAAAGTAAAACGAATTCTGGTGACAATGAAGTGTATTTAATACCCACTACTCATCGAGTGGTTCCGTTGTATCATCATTTATTTGTTGATACGACGCAGACTATCTTCAAAAGCATTACGGACCAAGAGAAGAAGAAGCAAATTACAAAATATATTCGCAGACCTCATTTAATTCAAAGTTCTGGGGGTGCGTTTAATGATAAATGTTATCACGAAATGAAAGCGTATATGAAATTATTCCAACAATATAAATGTTTTACTAAACCCCAGCACGTATTGAATAACATATGTATGTATCTTAAAGCCAATGAATTGTTACCAGCAATTTGCTTTGTATTTTCAAGAAAGAATGTTGTAAAATATGCGAAAGAAATTACAACAAACATTCTGGAAGATGACAGTAAAATTCCGTATACCGCAGAAAAGTCGTGCCAGCGCATTCTGCGTAAGCTACCAAACTTTTCAGAAATTATTTTGCTTCCTGAATACCGCGAATTAGTCATGTTATTAGAAAAAGGAATAGCCTATCATCATAGTGGACTTCTCCCAGTCTTGCGTGAGATGGTTGAGTTAATGTTCGCTGAAGGTTATGTAAAGCTGCTATTCGCGACTGAAACATTTTCAGTAGGTTTAAATATGCCAACAAAAACTGTTATTTTCACTTCTCTAAGCAAATACACTAAATCAGGGATGCGAATGTTATATAGTCACGAGTATACGCAAATGGCTGGACGTGCTGGTCGCAGAAACCTGGATACAGAAGGTCACGTCATACATTGTTGTAATATGTTTGAAAATAGTCTCCCATCGGTTTCCGAATACAGACATATTCTATCAGGAAACCCTCAACTTTTAAAGTCTAAATTAAACTTTACATACGAACTGATTTTACAATTGTTACGTAATGATGGAAATATCAACGAACTTGTAAGTTTTATTCAACCAAGTATGCTTAACATGGAGCTTAATAACCAGGTGACAACCCAGCAAAATGTCATTGAACACTTGGAAAAAAAAGTCAAAAGAGACACTGAATCATTGCCCGATAATGATAGTGATGTCATGAAGGCATATGAAACATATTTGGAACTAATTTACAGCGAGAAACATTGTTCTAACCGTAACAAACAAAAGAAGATCACTAAACAGCTCAATGAATATCGTGTAAAGTATCCCGAAATCATAAATGGCACTCAACTCGAATTGTATACTCAATACAAAACAAACAGCAAAGAGTTGTCGTTTCATATAAATTATGAAAAATCATTGCGCGAACACGCGAAAACCCAAATAAATATATTACTGCGCATACTAATCACGAGTGGTTTTGTGAAAAGTATACCAACGTCAGATGAAGTTGACTGTAATACTTATAAATATACATTAACTGACATTGGGTTTTCGGCATCATATATAAATGAATTACCTGGGCTCTTATTTGTAAAATGTTGTAATAACACGATTTGTGATGAATTGAGTCTTAGTGAGTTTTTGGGATTTATATCACTATTCATTGATGTAAAAGTAAGTGACCAAAATAAAATATACAATTACGGGCAAGTTAAATTTCCATCGTTGCCAGTAAAAAAAATAATAGATGATACACAATTATTCTTGTATGACTTGCGAATGCAAGAAGAACGGTACCAGATTTCAACTCAACAAGCATCACTCGAATTACAATACGATTTATATGACTATGTTATATTATGGTGTAAAGCAGAAAGTGAAGCAGAATGTATGGATGTGCTAAAAAAACTGACAGAAGAAAAGGAACTATTTACCGGAGATTTTGTCAAGTGTCTTCTAAAAATTATGAATACTGTACGCGAGTTGACATCTGTGTATCAAACCAATTGTAACATTGAAATGCTGAACTATTTACAGGCGACACAACAAAAGTTACTTAAGTTTGTTGCGACGAACGAATCCATATACATTTAAATAAATTCCATACGAAATATAAACTATTTGTTCATTTCGAATATAATACTTCCCATAACAATAAACATTAATATAATTGGGAATAAGACAATCAACCAGGCAATCTTTTTATAACCCGCGTTACATATGAGTGATAATATCCACGTCCAAAAGAATATATATATTAGCTCAATTGTGAAAAATGCCGACTTCATTTGCACGCTTGATGGACAGCCATAAATCCCAACGCATAAATCGGTTGGATTGAATATATTTTGAATAACAATCACTATAAAGGAAACAATTGAGAGCAGTAAATACACTGATGCCGGCGTACATAATTTTTTATATTTTGCTATGCTGCTATTAATTAAATGCATTCTACATTATAGCAAGAGAAAAAGTTAATAACTCACTGAATCGAATCATGTATAAATTTTTTAGTATTATATAAAACGTTACTAATATATAGGTGGTTATTATTGATTATGGTAGTCAATAAGCCAATGATACAGAATAACACTCAACGCCGCTGTAAAAATGTTATTATTTTTGATATTGACGAAACCCTTGGATATTTTTCTCAATTTTCGCTAGTATGGAAACTCATCAATACACTTGTTTGTGACAAGAATAAGGGATTGCCAACAACTCAACATTTTATAAACATTTTAGATATTTTTCCAGAACTGATACGCCCACACATGATTGATATATTGAAGATGTGTGTGTTAAACCAGGATGAGTTTTCGCTAGAAATTATGATTTATACAAATACGCAGGGAGGTCCTGAGTGGAGTCAACTTGTTGCTAATTACTTTGAAAATGCCGTTGATGGTCTACACTTTTCACGTATTATCAATGCATTTGAAATAAATGGTGTTCGCGTAGAACCAACGCGTACTACAAATGATAAAACATATAAGGACTTACTTCGAACAGTGAAATTTCCCAAAGGCACCAAAGTTTGTGTGGTGGATGATGTATATTTTGATGACCTTGCCAATGAACACGTTTTTTACATAAATGTTAAACCATTTACATTCTCATTCTCACCAATTGTCATGAGTAAAAGGGTCACCAAACATTATCCGTATATAAATCAACATATTCTAAGGAAAAAAATAGAACAATTATACAGCTACAATAATATAACACATTATCCAAAGAGTAAGGGAGCAAAAGAAATAGATATTATTGTATCAAAGCGTGTGATATCATACTTAAAAGAGTTTTTCGTGGAATTTTGTAATGTATATTAAATATCCATTTGTTAAAATAGTTGTTGTGAAAAGGAAAAATGCAATATCAAATATAAGAGTTTTATCGAAATCAGTCATTGTATGGTTTTGTAGTGGATTAAACCTCCATAACAGTACTCCTGATGCAAATATATGTATAATTGGAGTGATGCTTGAAGTATAGCTGGGAAACAATAATTCAACATTCAAAAATGTAATGACATAGGATAAGTATAGTAAACATTTGAATACGAAATAAGTGATTTCTAATTTCATATTCTACTTGTTTTATAATAATATTATTTTTTTCCGACCAAAATGCTTGTATATAGAAAGTATCTCCTTATACAATTATTTGTTATTTATCAATGTCGCGATATTTTGGTTGTGTATATCTATGAGTGCCCGTTCAAAGGTTTATTTGCATTGTGTGTACTAATATTGTATCGACTTGTAAATGTCGAGTGAACGCGCGCTAGCATCACTTGTCGATGCGTACTTTGGCATCCAAAAATATGGGATAATTTTACCAAGACTAGGATAATGTTTCTCAAAAATAGCACGATAATACACTTGCTCGTCTGTTATGGGACAGTTGGTAATCGCTTCACCATTTTGAGTGGACATAAAATCTTGTATATATGAATCCTTATCTTTTATTTTTTCAACGAATTCTTTAATTATATCATGCCAAGACCGCGACGCTTTGCTCACACCATCACTAAACGCTTCTTTGCGACGCCACAAAATATCCTTGGGTATGAGCGTGGGTTGATAATCAGAAAATGCCTTGCGAATCAAATATTTTTCACACTGTTTATTTTTACCGTGGCATCTCATATCAATTGGGATAGACATGTAGTATTGTGTAAATGCCCTGTCAAGAAATGGCGTCCTCGGTTCTAGTCCGCACGATGAAATGGATTTATCCGACCGAAGTACATCAAAATATGAGATATTGTTCAATAATCGTCGACATTCTGTGTCAAACTCAATTGGATCATCGCAAAGATGGAAGTACAAATACCCACCCATCAACTCATCTGCGCCATCTCCATTGAAAATCACTTTGGCATTACTATGCTGTCTTATATATTTCGCAATTAAGTAGTTGCCTACACTGGCACGAACAGTAGTCGTATCGTAGCTTTCGATGGTCTGAATTACTTGTGGAATAGCATCGAAAAACTCTTTTTCAGTGACAACCACTTCTGTATGTTTTGTATTAAGATGTTTTGCAACAATTTTTGCATATTTTAGATCATCTGAACCCTCCATACCGATACTATATGTTTCAATCTGTTTACCTGTTGTTTTCAACGTTTCTTCTGCAACAAGTCCACATATTAAGGAACTATCGAGCCCACCAGATAGAAGACAAGCAATCGGACGTTCCGTATTAGTAACTCTCTTGCGCACAGCATCCTTCAGTAATTGTCGCAGATTAGACGTTACTGTTTGTTCATCAAATATACTATTAAATGAAGGGAATGCAAGGGTATGATATCTATGATGCAACATTTGTGGCTGCCGCATGTGAGCACTCGATGACGGCATTCTAATATATGTTCCGGGTGTAAATTGCTTAATTTTATGCGTTTGTATGAGTGATGATGACTGTACAAAACCATTAAGCATTTTCAGTTCAGATGCAAACCCCCAAGTACTTTTGTCTCCGTTGGATGAATGTAAAATGAATAGTGGTCGTACCCCATATGGGTCGCGCGCAACATAAAGTGATTTGTCACGATGGTCGTAAAGTTGAAATGCAAATACTCCATCTAACATTCTAAGAGTTTGCTCAATTCCATACCTTAAATACATATGTACAATTATTTCGCAATCTGAATCAGTTGTTGGTGTTATATTCATCATTTTATATAACATTTTATAGTTATAAATTTCTCCATTACAGATAAGCGAAACAGATGAAAAATTAAAAGGTTGGTGTGAGTTGGCATTCAAACCGTTGATAGCAAGTCTATGGAATCCAAAGTAAATAATTTCATTTACTTTTTCTCCTTTGTTGTCGCGAGATATTAATTTAAATGATGAATGTTCTGGACCGCGACTTTGTCCTTTCATAAATTGTGCGTATATGAATTCTTCGCTCAACTCATTTTCATTCATTATAGAGAAAATGCCGCACATATGATCTATATTTTCTATTGAAACACCTTTATGTCAAAATAAAATGTTGTAATACTTATATAAATGTCTTTCGAAACTGTTTTCGCACCTCTTGATGTTGAGTTCTGTCTTTACTTTTATTTTTTGATGGTTATTGGGTTCGCAATCGTTGTTTTAGCGTTAGTTGGTTTCTTACACCAATTAGTTATGTCCAAAAAACCTAACTTTTCCTTACCTCTTGTGGAAATGGGTCACGGCCTACTCTTTTACTTTGTAAACCGTCTTCTGTATTCTATGTGCAGTAAATCACTTTAAATATAAAAGGGGGTATCGTATGTAAGTAAAATATTTCAAATGTATGATTTTACTTTCAATAATATAATATAATAGTATAAGAAGATGTCCGGATTTTTTGGAGTATTATATGGACTATATCATCGTAAAGATATAGCGCAAGATAAAAGTAATCGCCGACATGTTGACCATCAAGTTCAAAAACAAGATGTAGAAGTAAAATTTTCCCCCAGACCAGTGAATACAAAATATGTTAAAATGCCGATTGTACAAGACGAGAGGGCAAGTCAAGTTGCTTTTATTCAAACGAATAACAATGCTATTACACCCGCATCGTCAAAAGGACAGTGGTCAACGTTTCAAAGTAACATCGATACTGAAACCCAATTGCGCAACCAGGATACAGTACTTCAACGGTGTGATTTAAATGTATATGTGCCAAATAGCGCCAGCTCATTATATAATACGAATGTACCTTATGTTGGTGATAAACAAATAACCCAGCACTCGCTTCTATTTAAGGAAAATAATACAAATACCTCACAGAAACCATTATGGGATAGTTTGGATACATTTAATAACAGCACACGATATCAGAGGAATGAATAAACACAAAATGTTGTAAAGATATTATAAACTAAATATATATGACTAACCATAAATCCAATAACAATGAGCGCGACGTTGCTATTTGTAAACCAAATAATTCCGAAAATGGAAAGGTGGGAAAACATACGTGCTATACAAGCAATGAACTTTTTCAATTGAGAGATGCCTGGAACATGCGCCACACGCAAAATCCTATCAGTGCGGATGACCCAATCGAAATATGGAATATATTAAAACAGCAAATGAGTACTGTATGTGGTTCGAATGAGATGTGTTGGTTATACTCAGAATTCGCTCAATCGTCATTACAATATTTAAGAAATGTATTTGTTCCTGAAAAACCGCACAGTTGGATTAGCAATCCCACCCAATGGCTAACATCAACTGATATATCACGTGTTTTAAAGCAATATGAAGATGCGTATCCAGATTTTATTTTTATTGGACCGTCTCCAATTGACTATGATGCAACACCATACACTAACAGTAATGCGTGCGTCTGGCAAGATTTATGTGATTTTTCACTTCCGAGACTAATTTCTAGCGGTAAGCAGAAAGTATCGGTGATATTTAATTTAGATACTCACGACCAAACCGGGTCACATTGGGTTTCGTTATATTGTGATGTAAGACTGAGGTCTATTTACTATTTCGATAGTAATAAAAATTCACAAAGTAATAAGATTCCCGACAATATAATAAAATTTATAAACGGAATAATTGTAAATATGGCAGAAGAACCACTATCACAGACATTTAAATTTTATAACAATGATAAAATACAGCATCAAATGAAAAATACTGAGTGTGGTATGTACTGTTTATATTTTATTATATCGCTTTTAACAGGCGAGAAAAAATGGGAAGATTGGGTAGATAATAAACAAGGGAAAAACGGTGGACGCGTATCAGATATAGAAATGGAAAAAAAACGAAATGAACTATTTAATTCACCAGTAGTAATTGGGGGTCTAAATTAACTTAAAAGGTATTTAATAATGTATTATCAAAAGGCATAAAAACAATGATGAATCAGTTTATTTCTCTGGGAAATAAAGCATTTTTATGGAATATATTGAATGAAAACAAAATGTTTGATCAGTACTCAAATACAGATTTTGAAACAATCAAAACTATATTTGAAGAAAAAATCAACGATATCAGGAGAATACATACACCAGGAAATAAGGAGACGATTTTAGAACTAAATAGATATTTCCTAACACAATTCAAATATTCGCTATTACATTTGAATTCACGAACGAGTGTTAACGCACTATCTGAGTCATCAATCGCCACCGTATCTGGTGAAACAACACCTATAACAAACATTAATACAGTCACAAACGAGAGAGAATATGAAAACTACGTCCCAGATGATGGCAAATTTGATAAGGTAAATGAAGCAATTACTGAGTTTGAGAATAAGCAAACAATTATGTATAACCAGATACAACGTTTGACTGCACGTATTGCTAAAGTTGAAGCAGAACAAATTACGACAAGTGAGATAAATATTAAACATCAAGGACTTTCTAGCTCACTCAGATGGATTTAGTATAATTGTTTCGAGATAATTATAGAATAAAATTGATTCATTTTATTCTATAAAAATATAAAAATATACATATTACAATATCATTTAATACTATGTGGGGTCAGTTCATCGACATAGAAGAGTGCGATACGCATAAACCAGAAGTAATGCGCAACTATAATAATAATATCATTCGACAGGTTGAACCTCAACAAAAAATATACGGAATAGGAGACCATCTATCAGTTATTCAACATTCGATACTATGGGTCATGAGAGCGTTCGTTTAGCTGATTTATTAATGATTTATATAATATTTATTGTACATATATTTACTATTTTTTTACTAAAAAAAATACTATATAAAATTTGATGTTATAACATGATATTTTTGATACTTTACTAAATATACATTGCTCTGAGTACCGAAATATTCGAGCCAGATGTAGATTTCTTAATCATTGTATCAACAACATCTTTTGTTACTTCAAAAGGGAATGTTACATCCAATGTAAGTTCATTCTCAAACAGCTTTGTATTGGGTTTCATCAAACGATATAGATTTAACTTGGTGTGGATAATTTCTAAGCATCGTTTCAGTGTGCGAATACCCTTTTCTTCATTCGTATGGTTGGTAACAATATACTCAACCACATCATCTTTAATGATAATTTCATCCTCTTTAAATTTGACTTGTTCACAAATCTTGGGCATAAGATGCTTTGAACAAATAATGTTTTTATCTTTTACGTTGTAACCTGCTGTCTGTATTCTGTACATTCTGTCTTTGAGAATAGGATTTACCTTTGATTCATCATTGTAGCTGAATATGAAGAGACATTTGCTGAGGTCGAATTTTATCTCCGAAAAGAATTTATCGTGAAACTCACTATTTTGAGTTGTATCTGTCAAATGGGTAAGGATACCAATAATCTCTTCACCTTTTGCACTATCACTAACCTTGTCCAATTCATCGAAATAAATGATTGGGTTCATCGTTTTACAGCGAATGAGGATGTCAACAATTTGACCCCACATACTTCCCTCGTATGTGTACGAATGTCCTTCGAGAAAACTACTGTCTGTTGCGCCACCAAGAGCAATGAATGCAAACTCGCGACCAAGAATCTTACTGATGCCGTCTTTAACAAGCGTTGTTTTTCCAGTCCCCATTGGTCCGTGAATAGCAATAGCTGTTCCAATTGCTTGGGGATTTGTGATGAGTTGACCGATGAGTTGCATAATCTGCATCTTTGCATCTTCAAGTCCATAAACGACTGCGTCTAAACTGGCTTTTGCTGATTCCATAAAGTCGTGACATTTATCAACACCATCCTCAAACTTGATTGGCAAGTTTGAGTTTTTACCAAACGGAATTTTCATAAATGTATCAATCCAATTTTTAACCTTGTAGTACTCACCCGCACCTGGTTCCATATATCTGAGCATATTAACCTTTTTCATGGCACACGCCTTGAATGATGCCGGGATATCAAGTTCAAGAATCGAAATACGATAAGGTTTGTCGATTGTAATGGAAGAATTAATAGTATCCATTTCAATCAACAATTTCGACTGTTCTATGTATGGTAACTTTTTGAAGTATTCAATATCAGTTGTAGACATTTTCCCTTTCAACAATGAACGAAACTTTGTCTGTGCCTTCTTTTTCTTCTTCCGTTCGTATTTCTGCAATTGTTTATTAATGCGTTTCATTTCACTTCGAATAAACTTATCCGCGTTTTTTGTGATTTCATTTGATTCTTGGCCACTTTGACCAGCCATAGCGAGTTTCATCTTGTCAAGTGTTTCCTTTTTCAAGGCAAGTTCTTTCTTGTAATCATCATGATTTTTCTTTTCTTTTGGCTTGTTTGATGATGCGTTTTTTTTAGTTTTTTTTGACTTACTATTACGAAGTTTATCCTCATCAATATCAACATCGTCGTTGTCGTGGTCCTCACACTCCTCGTCCTCACAATCCTCGTCGTCACTGTCCTCATCATCACTGTCATCGTGTTCACTGTCCTCGTCATCACTGTCCTCATCATCACTGCCCTCATCATCACTATCTTCGTCATAACTATCCTCTTCACCAATATCTTCTTCATCACTGTCCTCGTATTCATACTGTGAATCTGAATCCTCATCAACTTCAAAATCTTCTTCACTATCCTCGTGAGACCGTTTTCTAGATTTTGAAACAATAGGAATAATTATGAGTTCTTGCTTTCTTTGTTTTCCGCGCTTTGAACGCTGACGGGTATTTTTATCTTGTTTATTGCTGTTTTTGTTTTTGGTATTTTTAGTATTTTTTGTATTCTTGTATTTTCTAGACTTTTCATCTTTCAACGTCTGTGCTTTTTGTTGGATGTATTTTGATGGAAATATTTTGGAGAGAAATGCATTGAACTCTGCCTTATTCATGTCACCGTCATCGTCACTGTCGTCACTGATAAAGTCGTCATCGTCTTCGTCGTCGCTTGATTCAGAATCGTATTTGTTCTCTGAACCACTCTCATCCTCATTATCGTCATCATCGTCGCGAATACGTTTAAGTTTTCCAGAGGATGATCTTACCATCCTGATGGCTCTTTCCATCTTCTTATCGGTGTTCTTATCAGTTTTTACCATATTATTAATTTATTATGGTTATACTTTTATGTATTTTCTCAAATCAATTTTTATGAATATAGAAAATTCGCATTGGTTTATCATATAAAATAATCGTAATAAACTTTTCACGTAATATGTGTTGAGTATACACGATTGCTTATGTATCCAAATGTGCGTATGATTATACATATTGCTCATCCACTACTTCCAACATGTTGACATTAACACCCTCATTTTGTGTAATGGGCTGTTAACACAAAGAAAATACAATCGTATGATTATATAAAAAATTGAAATAAAATGATTTAAAACTTATTGATGTAATATAGAAGACATGGAACGTGTATTGAACATGACGGATGTAATCCCTGCTAAAATCCTAGGTGTTCAATTTAGTATTATGTCACCTGATGAGATTCGGCGCGCATCAGTTGCTGAAATTACTTCACGAGATACTTATGAAAATAATAAACCAAAAATCGGAGGTCTGTTTGACCCGCGAATGGGAGTTCTAGAACCAGGGTTAATTTGCCCTACTGATGGACTTGATTACATTCATACCCCTGGTTACTTTGGACATATTGAGCTTGCCAAGCCAGTATTTTACATTCAATACATCAATACTGTTCTCAAAATTTTACGGTGTGTTTGTTTCAAATGTAGCAAGTTGCTTATCAACAAAGAGCGCCACAATTACCTGATTAAACTAAATAACGAGGAGCGTTGGTCGCAATTGTTTGCACTTATTTCAAAAAATAAAAAGAAAAAATGTGGAGATGAGTTTAAGGGTGGGTGTGGATGTAGTCAACCCAGTAAATATAGAAAGGATGGGTTTGCTACCATCTATGCTGAGTGGGATGCTTTAGATGACGAAGAATCTATTTCAATCAAGGTTACACCCGAATTGGCATTAAAGATATTGCGCCGCATTTCTAACGTTGATGTTGATTTTATGGGGTTCAGTTCAACCTGGTCTCGCCCCGACTGGATGATTTGTCAAGTCCTTGCAATTCCTCCTCCTGCGGTTCGACCATCTGTAAAGCACGATGCGCAACAGCGAAGTGAAGATGATATCACTCATATAATCTGTAACATTATCAAGACAAATAAGGTTCTCGAAGAGAAACTTAAGGCTGGTGATACCAAAGAAAATATCATTGACGATTGGACACAATTGTTACAGTATTATATTGCGACACAAGTGGATAACAAGATACCTGGTGTAGCGGCAGTTGCTCAGCGGTCTGGACGACCTTTGAAGTCAATTAAGGAACGACTAAACGGTAAAACTGGGCGTGTTCGCGGTAATTTAATGGGTAAGCGTGTTGATTTTAGTGCTCGTTCAGTAATTACTGCTGACCCGAATATTTCAATTCGTGAACTTGGTGTCCCTGAAAAGATTGCAAAGAACATTACAAAGCCAGTTGTTGTGAACAATAATAATAAAAATTTCCTGATGAAACTTATTGAAAACGGGCCAAATCAATGGCCAGGTGCTAAAATTTTAGAGAAGAAAAATGGTGAATGTATTTCTCTACGATGGGCGAATGTGAAAATGATAAAATTAGAAAATGGTGACCTGGTACATCGTCATATGATGGATGGGGATGCCATTTTGTTCAATAGACAGCCGACACTACACAGGATGTCAATGATGTGTCATCGCGTCAAAGTTATGAAGCATGGCGACACGTTCAGGATGAATGTTGCTGACACAAAACCTTACAATGCTGATTTTGATGGTGATGAAATGAACTTACATATGCCCCAAGATGTAGAATCTGAATCAGAGCTTCTTAATTTGGCAGCGGTTCCTCATCAACTTGTTAGTCCGGCAAATAATGCAACTATTGTCGGCATTTTCCAAGATTCCTTACTCGGTGCATACCAGTTGACTCGCGACAATATCAACTTTACCAAACGGTCTGCAATGAACCTTCTTATGAATTATGACCACGTAAACATTAATGTTTTCCAGACGGCAAATGAACTTATAACTAGTCATGAAATATTGTCTCAAATTATGCCAAAAATGACATTAAAGCGTGGGACTATGGTTCCCGATGAAAATGGTGAAGATAAATACAAACCCATCATTGACCTAGAAAATGGCGTATTGAAGGCAGGACAGTTCGATAAGAAGGTTCTTGGTTCTGGTTCCAATGGTATGTTACACCGGGTTTGTAACGACTTTGGTAATATGCGTTGTTCAGATTTTATTGACGATTTGCAAAATATTGTAACAGATTACATGAAACAAAGTAGTTATAGTGTTGGTATTAGTGATTTAATTTCAAACCAAGAGACGAAGGATAAGATTGTTGACATCATTACTGATAAAAAGGTTGCGGTGAATAACATTATTGATAAAATCCATCTCGGTGTTTTCGAAAACGATACTGGAAAAACCAATCTTCAAGAGTTTGAAATGCAAGTGAACAACATTCTAAATGAGGCCTCTTCCCAGGCAGGTAAGGTTGGTAGAAAATCGCTTGCAAGTGACAACCGTTTTGTTACTATGGTCAATGCTGGTTCAAAGGGTTCTGAGCTCAATATATCGTTCATGATCAGTTGTCTTGGACAACAAAATGTAAATGGTAAACGTATCCCATACGGATTTGAGAACAGAACACTTCCCCATTTTACGAAGTATGACGATACACTCTCATCGCGTGGATTTGTAGAAAGTAGTTATATTGGTGGGTTGACACCTTCCGAGCTGTTCTTTCACGCAATGGGTGGTCGTGTTGGTCTTATTGATACAGCTGTCAAAACTTCGCAGACAGGTTATATTCAAAGGCGATTGATTAAAGGAATGGAGGACCTTAAAGTTGAGTATGATATGACAGTGAGAAATAACAAGGGCAAAATTGTTCAGTACTCATATGGAGATGATGGAATGGACACCGTTAAAGTAGAAGGACAGTCATTACCCCTTTCTGAAATGAGTCGGGATGATATATATAGTCACTTTCATATTCCCGAGGAGTCCAACAAGGTCCTGATTAAAGCATTCACAAAGGATGTTAAGCGTAGAATGAAATTACAAAAAGATGAATGTAGGGCATTTATTCTAAAGTACGCTGATGAAATCATAATGTATCAAAAAGATCTGGTTGATAAAGTTTTCCATTTCCAGAATGAAACACGCGTTTATAGTGTTGTGCCATTTCAACATATCATCAACAATATACAGCATCAATGTAATCTTACACATAACTCGCTAGTCGATATTTCGCCAGTTGAATTGTTTCATCTTCTCGACGAGGCAATGAACAAACTAAATAAAATCCATTACTGCAAACCCAACAAAATGTTTATTGCGCTTTTCAAGTACTACCTTTCGCCTAAATCACTATTGGTTGTAAAACGTTTTAATCGTTCAGCAATTGTATTCCTGTTAGAAACAATCATTCTGCAATACAAAAAGGGAATCGTTGCGCCTGGTGAAATGGTGGGTATGATTGCCGCGCAGTCGATTGGTGAACCTACGACGCAAATGACATTGAATACGTTTCATTTTGCGGGTGTTGCATCTAAATCGAATGTTACTCGCGGTGTGCCAAGAATTGAGGAAATTCTCAGTCTCACTGAAAATATTAAAAATCCATCACTCACTATTGCGCTCCGTAAAGACGAACGATGTGACAGAAAGAAGGCAGAATCTGTAATGTATATGATAGAAAATACGAAACTTCGGAATATTGTGGATAATATACAACTATGCTTTGAACCTATTACTAAACCAACGAGCATTGAAGCTGATAGTGAATTGCTCGATAACTTTGATGCATTTGAACAGATGGTTGATTCTTGCGACGGTGTCACTAATCTAAATAATGAAACCAAATCCAATGCAAAGTCAAAGTGGATAATCCGAATGGCATTGTCGCCTGAGGTCATGCTAGAAAAGAATATTACTATGGATGATGTATACTACACTCTGAACAATGTATATAAGAATGAAATCGAATGCATCTTTAACGATTTTAATGACAACCAGCTAGTGTTCCGCATCCGAATCAAAACAGGTGGTAAGAAGAAAAGCAACGAACTTTTACCACTTGACCAGTCAGATGAAATTTACCTTCTGAAGCAATTTCAGGACAATCTGTTAGATAACATTATTCTTAGAGGAGTAAAGGATATTCGAAAGGTTATACTTCGCAAAGTTCAAGTTATTGAGGATGTGGACGGGTCATACACAAATAAGGAGAACTGGGTTCTTGATACAGATGGTTGTAATCTATCTGAGGTTCTTGCGTTAGATTTTATTGAGCCAAAAGACACTGTTAGTAATAATATCATTGAAATGTATGACGTTCTTGGGATTGAGGCAGCAAGACAGTGTATTTATAATGAATTAACGGATGTGATTGAGTTTGATGGAACGTATGTAAATGCGCACCATCTCAACTTATTGTGTGATAGAATGTCTTATAACACTAAGATGACGTCCATATTCCGTCACGGAATTAACAATGACAATATTGGACCTCTTGCAAAGGCTTCGTTTGAGGAAACTCCTGAGATGTTCTTTCGAGCAGCGAAGCACGGTGAAATGGATATCATGCGTGGTGTTTCATCAAATATTATGTGTGGTCAAGAAGGTAATTTCGGAACTAGTGCATTTTCAACATTACTTGATATGGAGCAGTTTATGCAGCAACCTGTACCGGAACCACAAGAGGATGATGAACCTGAGTGGGGCACATTCAATGATGAAGGTGATTGTACATTATCCAATATTCAAATAGATAACCAAATCCAACACGTAAAGAAGGTCGATTATGGAGATGACGACGATGATTATATGCCTACGCTATAATGACCAAACTATATAATGTTTCGTATAAATTGCGAAATATGTATTAAATGGTAAGTACATACTTTATAATAAAACACTTATACATTTTGTAAAAATGTTATTCGAAAATAAATTTAGCAAATCTGTTTTTTTTTGTTGCGCGCGATATATACTGATAAATAAAGGGTATTCTGATATCGATAACTTCTTTTCTAATGACAGAGATGTAATAGTAAATAATTTAGCAGTACCTGCCCATACTGTATTGATTGTTCTTTCATATTACAAAAGCATGCGGATTATGTTGGATAAAGACACTCCTATAAAAAGCCTAGCACAAGCATTAAAAAATCCTTTTTACAGTGATGAATCTCGCGAAATCATTCTTAATATACATCAAATTGCATATAAAATGACATTGGTACTTCGAAAGATTATACGGTATAATCTTATTAAATGCGCAACTTGTCATAACAATGATACGGATTTACAAATGACTCAACTAGGAAGTTATAAAAACCATTTGAAAATATGTATATATCAAGAAAGATGTATGTATGTTTTTGCGCTCAGGGATTTACTTAATATCATATTGAATGCTTTAACGAATTCAACTGATTTTATAAGTGAACCACTCCAGATAAAGAATCCTTACACAAATAAGAGTTTTGATAAAGGTGTATTGTATAATGTATATGAAAAATTGAAAAGGAGTGATTACACCATACCTGTAATTTTACACGCATTCTATGTTTCACATTTTGATTTTAAAACCTTCATATTCAACTTTACACATCTAATTCAAAATGAGATTATTGAACGAACATTTAAGAACCTCTCGCGTGTAGACGGTATATATCATATAAAGGAAATGATAGATTACTGTAAATTTGATAGACACATTGGTACAACTATTCACATACATCCGACATTTCCTAAACACGTTTTGTATGACACATTTCGTCCATTTCTGAAAGATTATTTTTACTCGCGATATTGTTTAGACGATGTAAGACGTAAAGAGAGCAGAGTTCAGTTTTTCATTGCGATTTATATATTTAAAGAAATGAATAAAATGTTTGGGCGTTGTATTTCGTCAACGCGAAACGAAAATAAACGACTTCCTGAATATATTATTACATGTAAATCTTATTATGAGATTAATCATTTAATACGAACTAATAATTATACAATGTGTCGCACGATTACATCCAGATTGAATGATTATGTATCAATATCGTTGAATGACAACAATGATTATATTATAATGAATAGTGATACTGATAGTGATAGTGATACTGATAGTGATACTGATATGTATAGTAATTATGAGGTTAGAGTTTAATATTTTTGTGTGATTTTATGAATTTATGAATAATATTTTTTTATTCATAAACTTAACTACGTGCTATATTTGCTCACGATTTCTGTTTTGCTTCTTTACATCGTTCGGTTAACTCCTTGATTTTGTCTTTTTCGATACATTGGGTAGTATCTGACTCATTTTCTTTACATTTAGTGGACGGATTCACCTGACATATCATTCTAATATCATCAGAATTGCTGTTCTCTGGGATACATCTTCTATATTTTCGAGTACCTTTGCGGCATATAATTTTTTTTGTTTTTATAGATTTGTATCTATTCGATTTACTAATCGCTTTTATGTCATATGTCCTCAGTTTATATTTATCCAAATCTATATCCGAAGTTTCACGTAACGACGTGGTATACGTTGAATTCTGTATAAATGGTTGTTGGATAATTAATTCGCCTTTCTTGTCTACTACTTGCTTGCGGGCTGCAAGGAACGATTGTGGTATTATAATTTCGTCTTTATGTCTTTGTGGAAGTACATTGAACAATATATATCTGTCCTGTACGAATAGAAAATACTTCAGTTGTTCATTCCGCAAAATGTCATCAGAAAGTCGATATAATATTTCACTACTTATTTTTTTAACGCGTTTAGTAAATAGTGAAGATTTATGTTTTTCTAATAGTTTGAAAATCTTATTTAATTTTAAGTTATATGACAGCTCAATTACTGTCATTATATATTTGATTTCTGTAAGCAATCCTCTATTTGAAACCATACTCAACTCATCTCGAAGATGATGTAGAATTTCTTCATATAATAAATTTTGCTTGTCTAAAACATCGAGTTCAGCATTGACTCCAACTTTATTATTTTTATTGTTGGATACAATGACTTCGTCGTATAAATTTGTCGTTGATAAATTTATCTCTGTATTACGCTCTACATCATATTTGTCTTCGTTAATGTATTTAGTAAACGGAAATACTGGGACAAATACATTGTCCTTTGTTTTTATGCCAACAACAATTAGATCACCAGTGTGATTATTATCGACAACAACCGATTTGATTGTTTTGAACAATGTAGGCGTAGAGGGTGTATTATTTTGCATGTATGTCAGATTTGCAATGGTTGTTTCAAACTTTTCGGCAACTGATTTCATATCATACAGGATAATTGGTATATCTTTCTCTATATTACTTGTCTTCATTGGGAAAAACATTTTATTGCCATTGTGTAATACTGTATATCCAACTATCTGGTTATTAAAATATAATATTTGGTTCAAAATCTTGAATCCGTCTCTTTCCAGCGCTTTTATTGTTGTGACAGCATCCATATTTAATTCATTTGGATGGTTGTATAGTTTTCCACAAAGTGATGGATCATTCGATATGTGTTCAATATTACGCTGAAGCAAAGGGAATTCGTTCATAAAGTTAGGTATATACTTGGTTTTGTGTGACGGTAATGTAGTGGTAATTGGTTCGAAATGGTTATTGTGTTTCATCAGAACTATTGTATTCAGAGAGCGTGTCCTTGTAAACTTTTGAGTCTTAAACATATTCGGATGACAAACCAGACGAATGTCAGAATCTAATTCGAATCCGTCTACTTCAAACACAATTAAGTTAATACCACTTTCATTAAAAACATTTTTTATGGGTTGACATAAAATGTCACTTAATATGATTTTATTATGTTCAATGGACGAATCGTTCAAATATTCTATGAAATTCTTAAATGATGTTATTATTGTATTTACTGTTTCAGTGCTAATTTCACTAATTGATTTATATACCTGTGTATCCTCAATTTGATTAACTTTATCGTGTACGTCCTTTGGTTTACTATTTGAACCTTGAATGGTTTGAAACAATTCAATGAGTCCTCCGTTTTGGGCGCGAACAAAATGGTCAAGTGTTATATTTTGACTCAGCATTTTATTGAATGGCATATCTGTTTCTAAATTAATATTATTCATCGAACAATGTACCCAGTGTAAACTATTTAAAAATGAGTTGACGTTTTTTTCCTTATTATCATAGAAAGTTCCTGCTCTAACTAAGCATCTATTGACATTCATTCTCTGGTCATTGAATCTACATTTTACAGATGAGTCCTCAGAAAATATGTTTTGTAAATTAAGAGGGAGTTCTCCATATTTACTCAAACCTAATGGAAACTTGTTATATTTCTGAATATATTGAGATTTTTGCTGAGTACTATCCAATTTTACACTTTTTGCAATATCTGCAATACCATTATTACTGTCTGTATCATTTATATTACATTTTTTGTCTGGAACTTGCAATAACGTTTTATTAGAATCCTTAAAACAACACGGTATACATGAACTCTTCTGAAAACCAGGAACACCATATTTGTAGTTTCCGTCCGTGTCGCGGTGTACGCGTGGATTATTAAATTCAATTATATTTCCATCCGTACCGTCGTCATTCTTAATACATTTATCACTACGTAGCTTACCATTTATAGTTTCAATCAAGTTTTGTGGAATTGGGACCTCGTTTTCAACGCACCAATAACGCGGACATATGTAATGATTTTTCTCGTTTTCTTTGCTCCCGTACGATAATGATTTATTGTATGAACCTTTTAGGTCATTGTCGCTATCAATTCGAGTTTTATCTTCATCCGAAATTACGATCGGCTGTCGTGCCTCAGATGATGGGCATGAGCGACTATATGAATGTTTCGCAACACGTGTTTGATTTGCAATTATATCTGGGTCTTTTTCTTGTATCCTATTCTGTGTATAATTGCGAAGCACCGTCCCTTTGCCACCGGTGTGAAATTTATACTCTTTTGAATATCCACCGTTTAATCCAAAATCATAGTTTTCACCATTATCGTCATTATTGTCATTATCGTCATTATTGTCATTATCGTCATTATTGTCATTATCGTCATTATTGTCATTATTGTTATTATCGTCATTATTGTTATTATCGTCATTATTGTCATTGTCATTACTATTCTTCATAATGTTAGCAACAGTATCGCCAAAATCTTCTTTGATAATGTCACCATCTTTATTGTTATTGTTGTTGTTTGAATTATCATCACCATCTTCCCTGTTGAATTTTATCAAATTAAAATCTTCATTCTTACTTGCGTCTATTAATTTAAGAATATAACTTGAAACAATTGAGGCAATTACGATTGATGTACTACCTGTGATATCAATATTAATTTGTTTTGACCGAATACTTGGCGTGTTTATATCAATAGTTACATCATTACTATTTCCAAATACACGATATTTTAACTTTATGTCTAATTCTTTAACGTCATTTATATATCTTATATTTCCGTTCATGCGTTTAGTAATATTAATTATATTTCGCATCAAATGTTTTTGTTGTGATACTGTCTTTTCTATATGTAACGCATATGAAGTAATAACACATTGCTTATCGTAAATACTATCAAATAAACCAATGAGTTTTTTATGTTGACGATATTTATTATTTATTGTTTCGACTATAACATTATAATATTCTTTCATTAGTTTTTCAATCTCGCCAATATTCAATGCTTGATAATCAAACCGTGTGTCATCTTGAAGCTTTGATGGTTGTAATTGAACATTTACAATACCATTACTCTGTATTTCAAAAATAATAGGGAATGATTTTCTTTTGTTTTTACCTTTTATTTCACAATAAATAGCCACGCTATTTTGTTGTGGTCGCGATATGACATTACTGTATTTATTAATAAGTGTATGAGGCACTAATGACTCGGTTTTCACTTGAAAAAAACGAAACATATTTTCAACATGTGTACCTTGACTCAACTTTATAACTGGATATTTCTTGTCTGTTGAAATAATGTTGAATAACGTATTTGTATCAATATACATGTCACGTTTTGGATGAATTTCAAAAGTCAAATGTTTGAATACAATATGTGGTTCAAATTTTACTTTCCCTGTTGATTGTATTAATTGAGCTCTACTTTTGAAATATACTTGCATTGTGTTGTATTTCTTAATATACTCATTGCGTATTGTTTCTCTTGCTGTAAGTAGATTGTCATTAAAATCTATAATGCGACTATGTATGCGTTCATAAAAATATGCCAATATTTGTTTTTTTATACTATCATTATTTCTGTTAATTACAATACTCTCGTATGGAATAACGTAAATAGTGCGTTTATTCCCTATTATATCCCCCAATGGTTTGACTAAGTTGTATGATTTAATAGAATCGTCGGTATTCAATGTATTGAGTTGCTGTATCTTGAATGGATTAACAATGTTCCGACCATTACCAAAACTTTTCATATTTATGGATATACTTTGGATTCGCCTGTTTATTCTCTCTTGTAGTTTAAGTTTATCGAAATCTTCGTACTTGATAATACTTTTTTTATCTATTTGTAGTTTGTCAATTTCTGACTGAACCATATGATTAGAGAGAAAATTCACTACATCCGTTGCATTAACATACTCATTATCTGTTAAAATAGTAAATATTTCATCAGATGTATATTTTACATCCTCAAACGTATACAGGAATAATTCATCCGGTATAATATTTTCACTATGAAGAAGATTCATTGTACTTGAAATTGCATACTGCGTCATTTCAACTGTATCTTCGTATGTAAGTGGTGTATTTACAAGTTTGATTTTGCTTAAATGGTCAAGAATCATCGTGTCATCATCATTGAAGTATGTTTCGATAGTTTCCTTTACATTATTATGGATATTCAGTTGAGTTTGTTCTATTTCAGTGGTTTTTATGAATGGGTCAAATAATAGTATTTCCTTTATATCTGATTTCGAATCCTGAATGATTGCTTTGATATAATCGGTATTTTCCATAAAGTATTTGTGTTATATTATATCTATAACAAAAATACAACAGTTGATGTTTCAAATATATTATATATTAGTTACTCAAAGTAAGGACTATCATTAATTTCCATACCACAATATTCTTTTGGTGAATTACTATAGTCGACTGGTTTATAAAGTTGTAACTGCGACGCTTCGTCTATTAGAAATTTGAAATTATCCCAAAATTCAGGTTCGTGACCGACTGATAATGTCATGACATGGCTTAATTCGTGTAAAGCAACAAAGGTAAGAGTATTTTCGTCTATCATTTCTGTATTATATCCGTTTTTCTTTTTGTGTAAACAAAAAGCCATTTTTTCTCCTTTATTTTCACTATATGCTGTAAGTTTGCTAGTAGGTAGTATTTCTTCTATCTTAGTATTAATAAAACCATCTTTTAGACGTTTTACTCGTTGTTCTTTTGGATATTTCGAGCTTATTTTTTCAACGAGTTGTTTTAACTTAGTGTCAATATTTGATAGCAATTGTACAGCGTTATCCGGTATATCACGGTCACGAACACAATATGATTCACCATTGTCTGCTGACGCCAGACATGTAAGCTGGAAATAAGGTGTATCGCGCCATATTTGATAAACGACCATTAAGGTAAATAATATTAAAACATATGTAAACAAAGTTTGTTTCGACATATATTTATTTTAGTTTTTATTTTTTGATAAAATTATCACGTATTTATGAAACGGTTTGTCCATAACCCCTAGTTTTGGCCAATTGTAGAAAGTGAGCTTGGTAATGTGCCACGAGGGTTAGGTTCTTCGCCACGGACAGATTGCATACCTACTGCGGTATTTCTGCCAAGACTGGTAGAAGTACCGGCGTGGTGGGCAGCGCTTAGTGTGGTGAATTGCTCAAGGCCGCCTTGTCCCTTAGGGTTAAGTTTTGCCCATTCGCTGTTTTGGTCGACGGGTAATAAATCGGCGGGCTTATTGACATCCTTATTTGCTGATGGAAGCTGTTTGCCACTTGTTGAAATACCCTGAATTTGAGCAAAATCACCATTTGTTCCTAATGGATTTGATGGTTGAACACCAGGGGCAGCAACAGCACCCTGTTTCTTATTTTCATCACCAGTCTCTTTTACTTCATCATCATCATTGCCAGTTGTAGATTCCTCACCTTCAAATGTATCTAATTCAGATGTTTTAGTGCGAGAGTAAAGACCAAGTCCAAGGACACCAATTAAAAGTGCAACAATTAACACAATATTGTCAAGAATAAACTTCTTAGTTGTCTTGAGGAGAGAAGTAACAGTCATTATATAAAATCTATGGATAAAAAAAAATACAGAAATGGTGTATTTATTCTCTTAATTAAAACTTTTTATCCCAAAAAGTTATTGAATAGATCTATTTTCAAGAATATCTTCATTGGTGGATTTGAATTCGAGGTAGAACCTCGCTTGAATGAGTGTCATCATCGCTTTCTGATTGAAGTTGGTCATTGGTAATATCGCTCTCATCATCGTCATCACTTGAATAAAAACTGTCATCATCACTTTCACTAAAATCAATATTCTCGATCATACATTGGTTTCTTGCATTTTTTGCATCAGCTATCATTTTCATGGCGGACTGTCTTGCTTCTTTTGCTTTGTTCTTTGCAAGAACATAATTTACATACGTTTCATTATCGTTAGTTAAATTGTCTTGCCTTAGTTTAATGTTGCTATCCTCTATTGACGATGTCTTAATATTTGCCTCTACTAGTCCTTGTTCAGTATTTGTCTCAACATTAATGTTATTGTTTTCCTTAACAATATCATATGTTCCTTCATTTTCATTTCTTATAATCGAATTTTCTTCACTATCGTCATCATTTAAGTTTACATTGTCAATGGGACTATTGGTTGTTGTAGTAATATCAACCTTACTAGCAAACGGGTTGTTATGACGATTAGTGATTATACTTTGTTTCAACTCAATATAAATTTGAAAACTATTGGTAGTGAACTTTATCCCATTGAGATGTAAGATGCAAACTAAGGTATCAGTTGGTTTAACATCTTTTTCTTCAATCACGTTATCAAACTCGTCATATATTTTACTCTTTCTAAATACGATATTTCGCGGCGGGTCATTTTGAACTCGCATTAAAAAAAATTTCCCTTTTTTATATGTGCGCAAAGGCGGAGTAAATGTATGCTCAACATGACTGCGAGTGATTTCTTGGGTAAACCATTCCTTTGATTTTTGTAACACAATTGTGTGTAGACTTTCCTCTAATGTTTCAATCCAAGATATGAATTCGTCATCTGTATCCGAAATAACAATATCAGAATACGACATTTTTCCTTCATTAATAAATCCATTTTTTAAAGTTACAGCAGGACTTTGAAGAAATAAATCTTGATTACTGTGGGATATTTTAGAAAAGAATACTTGTCCATGGAGCACTGACGGGGAGTGTAATTTGATAGCATTAAAATCAAACGTTTCGTCGGTCTTAACAATTTTAATTGCCATTATTGTGAATTAATAAGAATATTATTAAGTAGGAATATCGCATAAATATTATATTACTCTATCAAGAAACAATGAAATATAAAGATGCAATGTTATCCTTTATACAAAGTCCCGAAGTCAAAACTGATCTCCGACTATTGATGCGTCCGCTAATTGATATAATATTGGAAGAGTTAAACCCGTATATTTTATTGACTATCATATTTATTGGTATAACATTTCTCCTTATATTATCTATATTTCTACTCTTATTGCGCGCGTTATGGACACTACAATCTAAAATCGTACATCCAACATTTTAGAAAGCGTTACAAACATTCAAATATTATTCTCAGGACCTTATAATGAGCTTTGAAATCAACGTACAAAACTGGGTGAAATTGGATAATCAGATCAAATATTTGAATGAAAAGATGAAACCCATAAGAGAAGAAAAACGGAAGTTAGAGAACGACCTAATAATGGTTGCAAATGAAAAAAGATTAAATAACAAGGTTATTAATATAACCGATGGTAGTCTAACATTCAATGAAACAAAAACATCCTCACCATTAACATTTAAATACGTAGAGGAATGTTTACACACAATTATACCAAACGAAGAACATGTAAGTAAAATAATGGATTATATAAAAACTTCACGTCAAGTAGAGGAAAAACTTTCAATTAAGCGGGTTCAAAATAAATAAACTCTATTAAATACTTGCTATTACTGTTATATTTATTATTTTTTATGTTTGAAATATATATTATAAACATAACATCTTATGGAGAATGTTCAACTTATGTTTGATGATAAGCATAAATTAGGTAGTGCTGCATACAAATGTAATAATTTGATGGATTGTAACGGGATTCCGTGTATCGAACACCTATCCGTACCACTAGGGCTTGTTATGGCACAAATGGTTAATAATATAAATCAATCAATACCTGATTACAAATTTAAGCACAATGACACAGGTATTATGAAGAACGAGAGGTTATTAGATGTCTTTTCTAACAAGTCAACAAACGCGAAAAATAAACACACACGTCGAAAAAAACAACATAAAGTATATAAAACACGAAAACAAACCACTTAAAAGGGTAATTACTTGTATATTCATAATATGCTGTCAACTATCGCAATCACTTCTACTATTCTTATTTCACTTATGGGAACAAATTACGCTATGAACATTTCAGAGATTCACTGGCCAAGCTTTCAGAAATTCACTAAGGTGCACGATAGAGTATACTCCTCTTTGGATGAGTTCCATAAACGGTTCAATATTTTTGTTGATAATATGAATTTCGCGGAAGAACAAAATAAAAAATCAACACGTATGACACTGGGAATCACGCAGTATTCAGATAAGACCTATGACGAATTTCATCACCTGTTCACTAAATTCGGACGCCCATTTCACAATACGTGTGATACATTCAATTCCGATAATATTGACGATTCCGATTCCTTCGATTGGCGCGAACAAGGAGGTGTAACTTCTGTAAAGGACCAAGGTCAATGTGGCTCGTGCTGGTCATTTAGTGCCATTGGTGCTATGGAGGGTGCGTGGTACATTTTGAGAAAAGAGCTTATCGACCTTTCCGAGCAACAATTGGTTGATTGTAGCAAGTCATATGGTAATCACGGATGTAACGGTGGCTTGATGGACAACGCTTTTCAGTACTCTATTGATAATGGAGTATGTGGTGCGAATGATTATCCTTATACAGCAGAAGTTGATGAATGCGAAAAATGCGATGTAATTGCTTCATTCAGTGATTGTCGCGACGTATCACCAAATAACGAAGTTGATCTTAAGAAGGCTGTATTCACATCTCCTGTATCTATTGCAATTGAAGCCGACACGCGTGTATTTCAGCTTTACACTGCGGGTATCATTACGAGTGAATCTTGTGGTACTAACCTAGACCACGGTGTTTTGGTCGTTGGATATGGTGAAGAAGATGGTGTTAAATATTGGATTGTGAAGAATAGTTGGGGTGCTGGATGGGGCGAGGATGGGTACGTGCGCATTGAAAGAACGGATGATACAAACTCGGAAGGCATTTGCGGAGTTGCGATGCAACCTTCATTTCCTATAGCATAGAATTAATAAATAATAATTGATTAATCAAAACAGAGACAAGTAATTAAGTCATAATAAATATAATTTAGTAATTATATTTATTTATTCAACGTTATAAATTATAATATTTACATCAAATGAATTAAGTTAGATTTTTTCATACGCATTCCAGGAGTTGTAATTAAACCCAGATATTGTAATCTCGTCTATTTTCTTTTGAATTTTGGTTGAAGATTTTATTGTTTGTTGGCGTGTCGTATGGGGCACTTTTGAAGCAGACATTAATGCTTCATCCGTATTTTTCATCTCTGGTTTAACACCATAACAATTTACACCAAATCGCAAATTAGGATTTGCCATATATCCACCGTTCACTCCTGGTCGTCCACAATTGTTTTTTTGACGAACAGTCTTCTGTAATTCATCAAATGTAGATTTTTGAGTAGGGAAGTACGCCATTTGACCCTCTGACCAACCGTACGCGCACCATTCTCCACCGCTTTCATAAGCATTCTCTATCTCTTCATACGTTGCTAAGCGCGAATCATATGCTTTACACAATGCTCTTGATTCATCATAAGTGTATGTATTGTGTGGTATATTGAAGACTTCTTCTTGAACATCTGGTATGCTAGATGTATTCGTATCTTCGATGTTATTTTCACCATCATTACTACTACTACTACTGTCACTACTACTACTACTGTCACTTAAATTTATAGACAATGTTGAAAATATACTAGCAACACCATCATATAGTTTATAGAATATGTCCATTAAAACACCAGCAATTTTAAAAAGTATTTCTTCAACTTGAACATTACCAAAATATTTAACCGCGTGTAAAGTAATAACGATTGAAAAAAGTGCCCATACAACAAACGAGTTTGTACTTGCACCACCGGTATTAACGAACTGTGAATATACTAATATTACAACAACAATAACCAGAACGAATGGGCTCAAAAGTATATCAGATGCTCCCGTTAATATAAGTTGTGTACTCTCAGATAATTTAGACGGTGAATTCGTCATACTTGTATTATCGCTATCATTAGTGGAAGTATTAGTAGCATCAACTTTATCGTCATCTGTATTCACTTCCGTATCACTCATTATATATATACAACGAAAATATGTTACAGTTCCTTTCTTCTATAAAAAAGAATGTAAACACTAGACGAAATAATTTTTTCTTCTTTAATCTCGTCCACCGATGTATCATTGAAACAATACCACTTTCGTTTAATCTTACACCGCGACGTATAGTGACCGCCTTGAATAGAACCGTTATGATTACATGTCCCGTATAAATCATATATATTATTCTTGTTATAACCTATACAATATTTCCCAAGGTCGAGTGAACAAATAGGGAAATTAACCAAAGCATTGTTTTTTTTTGTTCCTTGATTATTAAAACGAGCAATGGTAATAACCAATACATCAGGGAAGGACCAAAATCTGGTATATTTACTACATGACTCTAGTTGTTCATTTTTTCCAAATTCATCAAAACAATCATACAAAGTTGATGAATGAGTATTTATTTTATTAACAATCGGCAGAACGAGGTTCGTGAACGGCTCGCATATACGTGATACTTTCTTACCCGGTTTACTATAATTGATTGTATCAAATTTTAACCCAGAGAATACCTCGACGATCTTTGAATATTCACGTTCAAAGAACCTCTTATGAGCTTCCAAACAAGTTTTTGCGATAACATCACGATTAGATATCGCATTACCTTGTATTTTCATTGTAACCTGTCTTGACAAACTATTGTGAAGACATTCAATTATAAACTGTAATGTTTCTCCTGCATCGCACTGTTCATATGACGACAAATATGACATATCCTTAATTTGGCATGCTGACGTAAAATATTTCCAGAAACGCTTTGGTGAAATAATATTTGAACCACTTAGCATTAAGTCCATAAGCCCTATTATTTCCTTTGTTAATTTGCCCATCTCACATTTTTTTAAGTTATCCATCTCATCTGAGTGTAACACATCAATTAGTTCTGTTGTATGACATAAACACTGGACAACTGAATTGAGATAACATGTATTACCCAAATTACATAATCCACTCATATTCTTCGAAATTATATAATAATACAAATACATACAGATATACTTTTAAATAGGAAACAATATGTTTAAAAAGAATATGTATAATGTATAATAATGCAAAATTCCAACATTAATGATTTATTAGTAAACGAATTTATTTCACACACTCGCGCAACAAATATATTTATTCAAAATTCGTTGGATGTCATGTCATCACAATCTCGGTCCTTACAACAAATGATTAGTGAACGGAATGAAAGTGTTCCTCAACCGCGATACTATAATGATATATATACTCCGCGGGCATCTTCTCGTGAAAGTTATAGAAGAAATGCGAATACTGTAAATCGTCAAACGAATAATAGTCTACCATCAAGAGCAATGAATACCAATTTAAGGGCACAAAATTATAATTTTGACGCAATCGTTAACAATTTGATTAATGGTGCAACTATGACACCAAATAATGTAGATATAAATTCATTTGAAAATGTAGTTGTTTCAGCATCGAATCGAGATATATCTAATGGGGTATCCATTGTAAGATTTGGTGAAATACTTAATCCAACAAACTCAACATGTCCAATTTCACTATATTCGTTTAGAAGTAATGACAATCTCAGTCAAATAAATAGTTGTGGACATCTGTTTAGAACCGTAGACTTGCGACGTTGGTTCTCGCGTAATGTAAGATGTCCATTATGTCGATTTGACATCCGTGATACACCACGATCATCAACAACAACGCAACATATTAGAAGTAATATGAATTTGAACAACAATATAATACCACCAGATTCTGATAATGATGATGAATATACTGACGATGTTAACCCAACTCTACCGCAAACAACCAGAACAACAGAACCTGTCATTTATACCAGAAGTATTTCAAGTAATAATATATCAGATTTGACAAATCAAATGCAAGAAATGATGGTTGATATAATTAATAATTTTGAGGACGAGTCATCAAGCAATGATATCAGTAACACAACTATAACAGATTAGTGATTTATGTATATTAGTATAAAATTTTGAACTCAAGAGCAAGTGAAAAATCATTCGAATTCAAATCAACTACATCACCGAATCGATTCAACAATCGGATTTTAAGCTTAGATATTCTTACTGGACCAAGAAAATCGCGCTGTTTAAATATTTTATCAGAACTATTATCAAAAAATATATTATTGAATATTTTAGTAACAGTTATTCTTGCCATAATATTATTTCCAATGTATGCATCAGGCGTAGTTGATAAAAAGGTATTTGTCATTTCGTTTTTATTATAGTCATTAATATCCAAAAATACGTAATGATTTAGCGTACTTCCATATGACGACTCACTTGTAACAACACCACGATGCGTACGTAAGACAGTCATAGTTCTGTCTACAATCAAAGAAGTTGCAATACCTTCATATAAATTATTACGAAATCCAAGAAACCAACCGAGTGTTTTTTTTAACCGGTCATTCATATTATTTTCATTACCACTTATATTAAAATCCAGTTTATAATAAAAGTTCGGCGAATAATTTGCACCTATATTATCAAGCGGGCCAGGTATATCGGCATCGTCCTGGATACTTCGAAATCTAAATGAGGTTTTTGATGTTCGCTCATCTATTGTTGCAAATACATATTGTAAACCATTTCCTATGTTGGTAAATATGTTATTTAATGTCTCTGCCATTTGCGGAGCAACATAATTACCATCTGGTACAATAATATTATACACTTTATCCGGATAATCTTTAACGTTATATAAATGAATTTTGAACGTGTTACTTTTATTTTTGCTTGAAACTGTATACCACATATTCGGCAATTCTGTGGCAATCACTTTCATCGATACCACATTGTTAATCGTTTCAGGCAAATTCCAAGTAAAATCAGAAGCAGACGTATTCACATAATTTAGGCGAAACAGTGTATCAACATTAACAATGCGAGTTATTTCGCGTTTAGATAGTGGATTTAGGTTACTTGAGGGGTATTTATTCAAACTTACAATGTCAACAGGAACCTGTATTTGCTCCTGGACTGCGTGATTTTGTTCAATAAGTTTTGTCGATTTTTCGGTTATTCTGTTATTACTAACAATATCAATATCGTAATGACTATATATAATAACTTTTGCTTGGGATAAGAATTTTAAAAGTATTTTGGATTCATCGGAAGTATTTTTCTCACATTTCGTAATCGATTTAACAATACTTTCTTCTACCAGTTTTTTGGAGTCATTATTTTTTATCTTAAACAGCTTTTTTAAATCAGCAATTGAATAGCTTTCGATATCAAGGTCATATGACATTATTAATAATATAGGTTATTATTATATTACACATTTCCATACATATTATGGCTTGCCAGAGAGGTGTCACTGTATTTACACCATATTCAGATATGTTTGGAAAAACATCAGGAGGTTTATCCTTATCTTTTCATATATGTGAAGAAACACCCGGTACGGGAACCGGCATGACAGATTTAGACAAAAAAAATATAGCAGAAATGAATCTCATACGAATGCTCGTGAGGGATAATGATATACAATACATTAAATCATATTTCAATGCATATATTAATGGAGAATTTGATGAATTTGCGCAGGAATTGAATGTTGACGTATTCAATAGGATTTCTCTTAAACTATATAATTTTCAAAGAAATGCAATATATATAGATTATGAAATAATCAGAGATTACATAATTACTTCATTTGAATCATTATACCAAAGCACATTACAGTTATACGAGTGTAACGTACTTGAGGAGAAGTATATAATTGCACAAGGAAAGGCTGATATACTGGATGATCTTACCAAATTAAATGAATATCTCGAGGAGTTGAAGAACAAAAGTAATGTTTCGTTTATCCCTGACGTGGCAGTTTCTACACCATTGATGACACTTCGTCCTGAATATGATATTTACATACGTACATATGGATATCCAGAAGGTGGTGTTTTCGATTCAGACCTACTTGGTGAAATTTTGAATACAATATAACAATGTCACGCTGAAATATATATAATAAAAAATTTTATCTTTTATTATATTTTCAAATTAGTTCGTCTCAAATTCTCTTACGATGGTACACAATAAGTTGCCATTGGGTTCTAAAATCTAAATAAATTTAATGTTAATCCTATATTTACGAGAAGAAATCTTGTCACCAATGGATTGACCACTAACACCAGCAATCTTACGTTGCTCTGCATTAGGTTTCATCTCAACAATAAACGACATGGAATCATTCAATCTGAATGGGAATCCGTAGGCTATTTCTTGCTCTTCAGATTGATTAAAATCGGGCTTTCGTTGGAGAAGGAGTGTGCGGAAAATGGTAGCGGCAATTTCATCATTAGATGGGTCCTCATTATCAAATACTATATGACGAGCGTTTGTGACACCGTCAATAACAGCCTGGTCGTAAGGGGTTGCTCCGCTGCCATCTGTACCATTAAGGTTACTTACGTCAACGGGGTCTAAATTAGTATCTTGTCTTCCTGTACCAGAACTAATATCGATGCTTTCAATGATGGGTACCATTTGGCCATTGATGCTGTCGTTAATATTTTTGCGAAGATTTTCTTCGATTGTTCGTATTTGATTGAATAGGGGGTATGCTGAAAACACTCCGAGTACCTCCTTTGCGGTATAGTGAATATAATCCCAAGAAAAAGGAATACGAGAATCTCCAACAATAGAATTTGTAACCACGTTTCCTACAAATCCCATATTGCCATAAGAAGCATCATCACTGAAATATGCCACACTACTGTTATCAACCACGGTATCGGTGTATGCAATTTGATGATTACCAATAATCGGGTCATTATCTACCAAGTCAAGATGGTCACATTCAACATAGTTAAAGTTTACTTTAAAGTTACGTTTATCTACATATAAGCGCACCTCACTCTCATTCGAGTAACGGTATAAAAACATCTTTTTTGCATCAGATAAGTTCATGTAACTTTGTACAGTTGCATCATATAAGAAATTTTGACTTACATCCTCATTCGATATAGTCACCTGCATACTTGCTACATCCACAGATGTGTTTAATTGTTCAAGTTTGAACTCAAGAGGTGTGGTTGTGAAATCAAAACCAGCAATATTACTCAAAATACTACGCACACCCGTTGTAAATAATGCATTTTGTTCGTCTGTGAATTCAGCAATCTGTAAAGCTGTAAAATTATTGGCTTGGGCTTCTGTGATACTTGATGCCGTAATATACTGAATAATGTTCACATTTAAAGAACTAATGGCCACATCTGGTATGCTGGCGAATGTTGCACCTAATTGTAGAATATTGGAAGCGTCAAGAACACCTGTTTGGGTTGGTGAAAATGATGCAATAGAGTCAGTTGTTAAGTTGGCAAATTGAGAATCTGTCATGGATGTAATCGCAAGGGCGCCAAAAGAACTGGATGACAAGCCGTTGATTATTGCATCACTCAACAATGTCATCCTACTGTTCATAAGGTCGGTAACCATTGTAACAGGAATAGCTGCAAGTTGATCAACGGACAAATCTGAAAGTGCTTTCACAAACGGTTCCTCAATGATATCATTGGTGTAGGCTGTATCATATGACTCTAGGATTAAAGCAACATTCACGCCGGATAATTCAGTAGCATTAAGAGCACGTATATTTCTACCCAAGTTCAATTGTTGGGACTGGGTTAGATTGCCAATCACGTTAGCGGCCTGCGACGAAGTAACCGACAGTAGCTGATCTGGGGTTAAGTATAATATTTTATCGTTAGAAACCACTTGAAGCTCAGTGTAATCTAAACTCGCAAACGAAGTTGTTACGGCATCTTTTTGTTCTTGTGACAAACTAATATAAACACTGGTGTTGACGTCTAACAAGAAATTAAGTTGTTCAAGATTAAGGCCTTCTAACTGTGATATTGAAAAGGTAGGGAAATCGTGAATAATACCAGACAAGTCGGCAGTATCCTGAATCTGGTCAACAATTGTGAAATGTTTCATTTGAGATTTCAAAAATACAAACCCCTGGGTGGCTATAATTAATTGGATTTGGCTTAAACTCAATGATTGGATTTGGTCTACGTTTAGAGATTGGATCTGACTTACTGTAAGATGTACAATATTAGCACTACCTGAAAGGTCTTGAATCTGAGCGGGTGTAATGGATAAATTACTGCTCGCATCAAGGGGTAAATGTGCCGTATCCTCAGCAAGGGCGTGTAATTGTGTGGCACTTAACTGTTGTACCACATCCACCGGTAAATTAGCTATATGTACGGCACCACTCAAATCCGTTATTTGTGTAGCGGAAATTGATGATGTCTGCACTGATGTAATACCAGTTATTTGAGTGCTATCTAACAGTGTTAGTTTATTACCACTTGAAAGTTGTACAATCTTTTCACCAGAAAAGGATGAGATTTGAGATGTAGATAAGTCCTGGATCTGGATATCAGATAAATGTAAAGCAGTTGATAGGTTATTCACAGCCAAATGCTTGGTTTGACTGTCAGCACCAGTGTTAAAAACTTGTACTTGTGAGGCATCTAAATAACCGACAAAGCTTGCGTCAAAGTTGCTAATATCGGTATTTGCAAATCCGCTGAATGATACTGATGAAATGTCATTGACTTGTGATTCAGTAAGTTGATTAACAAAACTCGCGTCGAACTCACTGACATCATTTACAGTTAAATTAGAAAATACGAGTGAAGATGCAACTGTATCAATACCTTCTATTTGTGATTGTGTTAATCCTGTATTTATCACTGTGCCAGATAATTCAGTGAATTGTGAGTATTTTACAAACTTGAAACTGTCGTCGAAACGTGATAAATGTTCGACAGTAGCACTACCAAAATTCGAGCTGGGAATGATTTGTATTTGTTGTTCAGATAGACCGCTAATCAGATTAACACTGGTATCATCTAATACATCGAACTGACTTTGTGTCATGACAGATAGAGCACTTACATCAAATGCGGCAAACTGTTCGGCAGAGAACTCATGGAATTGTCCCGATACATCATTTCCTGGCGCGATGTCATCGAATTGTACTTCGGTTACAGCAGATAATTGTGTGGTACTCATTAATGATAATCGTTCTAACTCAGATAAAGAGCTTATTTGTGATTCGAGCAACACTTCAACCTGAGCAGTTGATAAATCCTGGATTTGACTATCCGATAGGTCATTCGCAATGTCACTTAAATCGACAACGCTAATCGCTTGCACTTGTAACTCAGTTGATAATGATTGAAGTTGAGATGTAGTGAATGTGTTTATAACACTGCCCGATAAATCACCAATTTGTGCTGCACTCAAACTACCAACAACAGAATCTAATAAAAGGGGTATTTGTTGACTTGTAAAAGCATTTCTCTGCGCGGCAGTCAAATTAGTATAAAATGCAGATGATATGTCATCAATAACAACAGTTGATAAATCCGCAATTTGTGTAGTTGTGATGCTTGCCACTATATCAGCTGATGCTGGTACAATTTGAGAAATTTGTGCTTCTGTCAATAGATTCAACTTATCTGGGCTTTCTCCAAGACGAACCACATGGTCCGCGGTAACCAGTGAGAAATGAGATGCCGGTATAGACTGTATCTGAGCAGTAGTCAACAAGTTTAATAGATTTTCTGTTGTGGAACCAAGTGCTTCGAATTGTCCAGCTGTCATTAATTGAAGATTTGACACATCAAAACCGCCTGCGAATTGTGTTGATGTAAAATCTGTAAACTGTCCGACCACAATTTCACTAAAATGCTCATTTTGCATTGACCCTAATTGTGCGGTATCTAACCACTTAAGACGACCCGCAGCAGAAATAGCAGCAACTTGGGTAGCTGTCAATGCTGCCAATTGTTCGCCGGTTAATTGTTCAAGTGCATCACGGAAACGGTCGCTTGTTGTAGTATTAAAATCCGTAACAACACCGGTTGAATCAACATCTGCTAATCCAGCTATAACCGGAGCTGGAATATAAGGAATTTGCTCACTTGTGAATGATGATAGTTGAGAAGAATTTAATGCCTTTAGATTACCCACGGTAAGTGCTTCTAACGTTGCCTTGTTAAATGATTTGATATTCGAACTACTTTGTGCGGCAATAACCGCATCTGAGAAAAACAATGCCTGACCATTTAAAAATGTACTTGACGACGCAGGATAAGCTAAAGCACCATGGACGTCATATGTCATTTCAGAAATATTAGAATTAAAGAACGCAACTTGACTATTATCAAAGTATCCTGCTTGGACAGTATTTAAATTATTTACTTGCGATAATGTAAGGCTTTGGATTTGTGCTTCGCTTAAAGCTTTGACACCATTTACCATCAAAAATAAACCACTTGTTACGTCACTGTTTGAAATGTCGTCACCTAACGCAGCTATTTGTGATGCAGATGATGTTACAACCACTTTGAATGCGGGTGATTGAGTTGTAGTACCATTTGAAGGGTCTGTCGCGGTGATGTTAATATCAACATCACCAAAAGCATCAGTTACGGGAGTAAGGGTTAGTGACGCGTCAACCAGAGATACTGTTACAACACTTGTATCACTACTTGCTACGCTAAATGAAACAGATTCGTGGTCAACGTCGGAAAATGACCCTGTTAAATCTACGACGAATGCGGAATCATTCTCTATTTTTGTTACGTCATTTAATGTTGAGTTGAATGTGGGCGGGTCGTTTACGCTATCTACTGTAACGTCAAAAGATTGACTAGCTGTTGTTCCTTGTGCATCAGCGGCATTTACGACATATGATGTAATACCGTGTTGATTTGCAAGGAAAGTTAATGTCATGCTGCTATCAGTAATTGATGATGTTACCAAAGAGCCATTAGCATCAGTAGTAGAATAACCTAATGTATCACCGGCAGCCTCAGGATGAGAAAAGTATTGAGATAAATTAATAATCACGTTAGCTGAATCTTCATCAACATTCACAGCAGGCATTGTACCAACTGCGGTTGGTGCAACATTAACAATTGTTGCTGTGGCGGAAGAAGCTTTGGATTCACTATTACCACTACCATCCGTATATGATACAGTACATACCACTACATTACCTACGTCAGTGTGTTGAAGTACATATGTGCTTCCTGTTGCGCCGGAGATAGCTACACCATCCGACGACCATTCGTATGCGAGTGCACCTACACCTTCAACATCTGATAAATTATTAGTTGCAGTAAGTGTCTCACCTTCTGTTGTAGTACCTGTGATAGTAACATCACCTTCTACGAGGTCATTCACTGGGCTCACGGTAAAGCTTACCGTTGCCGCTTCTGACACCTCATTAGCTTGATCTGTAACTGTATATGTGAATGAATCTACACCATTGAAATTAGCATTGGGTGTATATGTTGCGTCTAAACCGGAGATAACTACACTACCATTGGTAGGACTCGAAACAACCTGTGCGCTAGAAAATGGCGAATTTGAAGAGGCGTCCGCAGTAAACCCGAGTGTAAATGTGTTGGATATATCCTCGTTGAAGGATATACCACTTAGAGGAGTCGCAGTTGGCGTCTGTGACATTATACATTTCAGATATATTAAAAAAAATACTAAAATTATAGTTATGCGAGTTAAAGCATTGAAATTCTAAATCATTAAATGAGTATTTTGTAGAAAGACATAATGTTTACCTTCTCAATTTCAGTCTCTTTCAAATAAGAATCAAATATAAGTTCCTTAACTTCCTTATTTCTGTAGTCTTCTGTTTTTTTAACATATTGTAAATGGTCTAGGTCATTCTTCCATATTTTAAATTGTCTCGTCATCTTCAATTTGCGCAATGCGCGATTTTTAAACCCTGGTAGTTCCTCCAGAACGAGTGCAAGTAATTGTTGAACGGGTTTCATTATTTGATTCGATATATAGTGTGCGTAATTTAGTTGAAGTTTTTTATCGTGAATGTAGTCTGGGTGTTCGATTTTGTCTCCTTGAAGTGCTCCTTTATTCTTTACTTTAATGAATGCGTATGGAATACGGTCGCCGGATGAGGGTTTATTACCAGGGTCACGTTTTCCCATACGGTCTGCTAGAACTTTATGAGCAATTTGTCTTGGATTTTTATAGTTTGAACGCAATGACTTTGATATAATAAGTTTTTCAATCGGATACTTTTCATCAATCATATTACGTAGACAATTCTTCAAAAATTCAACTGCCATATCAATATTTTGTTCTTTCATCAATATGTCTATAATCCCTCCATATATATCCTTAACAATAGGGGCATTATCTCTACGTTTCAAGACAATACCCATACTCTTTTGACTACATTTGTTCGGGTCTTCTTCATATAACATTCCTACATATCGTTTCTTTGATAGTAAACAGAATGGCATGAATGTCTTTTCATATTCAAGATCGTGAGGTTTCTTCAAAAACATTGTTGCTAGTTCACCTGCCTCCTTGGCAAGTTCAATCGTTATCTCAAGGGCTCTCTTTCCACGAATAGGTAGGTTCGTCTCAGGGTCTTCCAGATTGAATGTAAAGAAGACAGAATCAGTGTCACCATAAATATATTCCGCGCGACTTTGTACGACACCATAAGACGTGTGGCATATTTTATTTCCATATACTTCCTCTATGATTCGCTGCGCATATGTCAGAAGCAAACGCCCGGTTGCGGTGGTTGATGCTGCAACATCTTTCTCGTAAAATGTACTTGTGCGCGCGCCACATTGACCATAAAGTGAATTTGCAGTTACTTTATAACTCAGTTGGCGTTTATCCAGTACATTCTTCATAAAATCATCTGTCTGCATGGGAATCAGCTTTCGCGTTGCTTTGCGAGCAGCCAAGAGGTCTTCCAAAATAGCCGGCATAATTGCTTTATGTCCGTCAGGAAACTGTGCCCATCGGCAGACCTTATAACCAGTTTTGACCTTCTCCTTCGCGACGGAATTTTGTTTTTTTCGCTCGGTATAAACATCATACGTGATGTCTACATATTTATACCCAGGCAGATTGTCATATTTGTAATTTCCACTCAAATCGCGGTCTCCTGTCGCGCGCAAAAGACGTTTTTGTAGGTCATACTCCTTTGTCCAAACCTTGCTATCGTGTGATAGGTTTTCGCTAATCATCGAAGACGGATACAGTGAAGCATAATCCACACACGCTACCGGGTTATCAAGATATAAATTACACTTGGGTTCAAGAACAATTGCTCCTTCATATCCGTCGTCATATTCCTTCTTCTGAATAACCGGCATGAGTGTGTTTTTTTCCCGGCATTTTTTAGCAATAAAACTTGTTAATTTGATTCCTTGTCCGCGCATGACTAAAAACTCAATTGGAACACTACATATTTTAGACATCTCTACAAACCCAGTAATGACATCAATCTTATTAAGCAAATGGTGGAGCAAATTACAATCCTGAATACAATACTTTGCAATCGTTGCTCGACCTGACGCGGATTCTTTTGAAAGGCGAAATATATCTTGCGGTGTGACATCATCCTTTGCGAGTCCCCATCTAACGTGTTTCTTCATGTTGAGTATCGGTTTTTTGTTAACTACGAATGTACGGTCATCTTTGTCAATGGCAACTATCTTAAACTTTTCACCATCATTATACAACTCGCTGCTATGGGCAGTTTCTTCAAAATGAATGAAACTACCTTCTTCTATTCCCATCATATTTTTTGTGAATATACGCGTTGTGTTATTATCTAGGTGGTCAATATTGACGACATTGTCACCAATAAATTGACTTGATACATAGTCAAGTTTATAGGATGGCAAGTTATAGTCCCTACGAAAATAATTATATAAATCCACCTGAATGCGCCCTTGCATCTTTATGTAATTCAAATTATGTTCGCCGCTAGCAATCACAATTTTACTACTTTCAATGCAATAATTGCCTTGCTTTGTTTTACTTCCGCAAACATCACCAATGTTTCTCGATAATTGAAGAAACGATTCTTCACATTTATTTTGTCGAGCTCGTTGAAACATAAACTCATAATCAAAACCAAATATATTGTAGCCGATCATAATGTCTGGGTCTTCCCTAAGTATAACATCGCGCCATTTAAGCAATAATTTTTTCTCAGTTGTACAAGTTTCAATCTCACTGTTTTTTACATCCACATCATCACACGTGTCAAGTACGACACAATGGTTTAGATAAGGTACATTGCTACCAAATTTCATAAACGTCGAGCCAATAAATGTAACCTCGTCGCCTTTTAAAGGCGGAAAGCACAAGTCAATAGTCTTTGTCATATAAACAATCTTGTCGTCATATTCAATATTTTGATTATTTAAAACATCAACGACTGTCATTGTTTTAATTTCATCAATACTAACTGATGACGATTTTCTGCTTTTTCGAAAATGCTCGAATCCAGTTTGTTCTTCTGGGTCGTCGTCAAATATATTCGATGATTCCATCGAATCGTTTCGGTCCAAGCTGAAAATAATTTGTGACTGCTCAGTATTTTTCTTATTTATTGAAAGCCATTTGTCAACACATTTGTTTAGATTATCCTTATTTACGCCCTTCTTTGGGTATACAATGTCAACCGAATTGCAGTATTGATGGCTGTATTCAAAAGCAGTATATACCATGTTAGTAAGTGTCTCGCCATCAATTGTCTTGATAGAATTACCGAATATATAGTCAACAATATTTGTTGCCAACTTTTTATAATTCTTAACAGGCACTGGGAAATCGCCGTGACTGCTACTCGCCTCAATATCAAAACTACATATTTTGTATGGAACTTGCGTCTCTTTATCATTTAAAGGTAGAATATGTTGATAATCAACTGTAAACTCTAAGTTGCACGTTGTTGTTTTTTCGTCAACCTCTTGACACAAATCCTTCTGAATCGATACCCACCCAGATGGACTTATATTCTGGATATGGAAGAAGCGAAGAAGTGGAGGGATTTGTGCCTCATATAACTCTAATCTATCATTTTTATAAATAAGAGGTACTAACACGCTATCCTCTCCTGCTGAACGACGTTTATAGAATAGATATTTAACACGATTCATTGTAGTTGTATTACGGAAGCGAATTTCAACGAACTTCTGCTTTTCCCCGGCATCAAAACCATATAATTTTTTTTTATTCACAATGGTTAAACTAAGAATGTCATTTTCCATTTTATGTCCGACTCTTTGTTTCAAAAACATACCGAACTGGTTTTTATCTCGTATTTTCCAATTGTTTGGTACACTGATATAGAAGAATGGCGTATAGTTTTCGACAAAAACAGAGTATGTTTTACCTGTTTCGGTTATACCAAACATTTGGATTTCAAATGTTTCTACTTCACTTTCATCTTCGCAACCATCAAGAACCTCGTCATCATGAGATTCTAATTTATTATAAATATTGAAGTCAATAAGGCGAATCTCGTGAGTCATTCTGTCACTTATAGTAATTGTAATTAATTAATCATATAAGTTTATAGTTAAATCAATTTTTTAATCATTTGTACATTCTTGTATGTTTGAGATTTATTTATATATCATACTATTATAATGGACGCCAAACACGCATTGCAAAGAGTACGAAAAAGCACAATAGTATCGAAACAATACTCTACACGTCTCGAAGAGCGCAGAAAATCCAAAATAATTGAAGAGCAAAAGACGTGTGATTGTAATGATGTCGTAAAGAAAAGTAATGGCGCTTACCATAGCGACGGTGCTGTGTCTAGTGGAGCGCGCCTATTTAATCTTCGCCATCAGCATCTATTAGGAAAATTTAAAAATTGAAGATAGCAAATATGTATAGTATTCGCATTATAATATATTATTCATTATATATATTATAAAACCAATTATACCATCCAAATATGACCAGTAAAACAATTTCAATAAATCCTGGGTTATTCACGACATCATCTAAATTGAAAAATAAAACGAGAAAAAATCAAATCAAACCTGCTAAACCATTATCAGCTATTGCTCCAAATAACTTAAAACGCGATTTAATTAATCGAGTTCGTGCACATCAAAAGTCGAAAGAAAAAGAACGCAAGTCAAAATCTGGTAGTGCAAATACAGGTAAGGATAATTTATTTGCAGACGAGTTCAAAGATTCGCTTGATTATTTAGTACATCTTTCTCGCGAAAAACAAGAAAAACACGCTATATCTGATAATAAGACACATATCGAACAAAAACAAAATACACCTTTATCCACATCTTCTTCCATGGACAAGTTGATGAACTATAATTCAAATTTAGAGACTGTCAATATTGACCTTCCAAATGAACTCGTCGATAACGCAGCACCAATTCAAATAAAAACACCACCGCCACAAGCAACACCTATGCCACCCATTTTAAATGCTGTTATAAATAACACGAAAAGTAATATATTACCTCAAGTCCCGTACGGATGTTTAAAGAATGGAATAAAACCAACATACAGAAATTGGACGAAAACTCAAAAATCACGAACATCGGTCGCGCAACCATTGTCAGTAACAACTCAAAAAGATTCGTTAATAAATATGCCGTCAAAGTCGAATGTAAAAGTAGGGAATCCAAAGCGAAATACAAAAACAGTTACGAAAATTACGCGTAAACGCCGATATTCGTGTGGAAAATCAAAGAAGTACAGAAAGGTAGGTATTGTAATCAAAAGTGGAAAGATGCGAACGAATATCATTTTAGCACGAAAAACATTGCGCAATCGTACACATACTCAGATGAGAAATGAACTTCACAAGGCAGGACTTTTGAGGATTGGAAGTTCTGCCCCATCATCTTTGGTTCAAACATTATACGAAAACACCAAACTTGCTGGCGAAATAAATAATAATAATAAGGATACTCTTATATATAATTATCTGAATGGGGATGGGGATGAGAGTTAGAGTGAATAGAAAAATGTAAAATGATAATGTAAAAGTGTCTGTGTGTGTTTATACAATATCTACATGAGTTAGCATGTGACGCCTACAACACATCTTGTTTAATCCCAACTTATCCATGACAAGTCCTTCGGCTGTTTTTTTTGTATTTTCTTTGGTGAGATATAGAACTTTGTCAATATCGATATTATCCTTCTGTTTTAGTTTACGAACTTCTTCTTGAAAGTACCTATATTTATCTGCTAAAACTTTACCACATGTGAAGCATTTGACTGGAATAATCATATTATTTACTTATATATATTTATACTTAGATTGTTTTAGTTAATTCATTTCAATTTTTTACATAATATCCCAATACTACATACACTATACTATATCAATAGGGTCTACCTGTGAATTTAACGAGGGTCGCTTCAATGGAAGTGGAGATATTTTACGTGACGATGATATATTTTGAATGAAATATATCATCGTGAATATCATAAATAATATAGCAGACCCAGCTATTGAAAATATGAAGGTTGTTTGTAATTCACAGCACTGTTCTTTTCTATCTGAGCAACACAATAAATAATCATCACTATATTGAGTAATTGATTCATTAGGAACCTCGTAAAAATGACAATCGTCTGTTTTCCTATCATACAATCTTGAAACATCAGGGCAAAATGTAGTTGGTATTGATGTTGGTACTTGACTAGGAACTCGTGTTACACTGCGGTTACAACAATCTTCTATTGACTCTGCACAACAGTCAACAAAGTCACAATTCTCGCAGTTAGGGTACAGTAAATCGATACCATCTCGCGCGCAAGTACTCTCTATATTTGGAGTATATTCATACCCATCCTCTGTAAATGAACACCACGCATTATAAAATATTTTTTTATTTCCGCACATTTCATTCGTCAAACACGATATTGACATTATGTCTATATATATGTAATGATTAGAGCCAGCGATTCTAGTTCAATTTTTCTAAAATCAGTAACGTCTGGAATATCGGTCAGATTTAACATACGTATTCCTAATTAGTTCACCTATCATCTTCGGCGTTGCAACCTTTCCATATTTCACTATTTTGGTAGGTATCCACTTTTTAAAGCGTGCATTATATTTACATTCCATATGTTCGTATTTGTCTAAGTTTACAAATTTGTCCAATGCCACATTCTCAAACTCTTCTTCATCATCACTTTCTTCTAAGGAATCAAGATTTCTGTTTTCTTTGATGTTTCTAAAAAGCGAGTTCATATATACACTCGTTTTGTAATTAGGAATGCACGCCTTATCATAATATGTATGTGATGTATCGTTAACGTAACAATGGAGTGAATAAATATCATTAGTAATATCCGCATGAACGCGAAATACAGCTGTTGGCATTTTTGGTTCAGTATTTTGGCGCAATACTTCGTTTGCGCGCTTATTATGATTCAATTGAACATGTTGAATACAATACACACTATATGGAAGATTATCAATCATTTCAAATAATTCTGTGCGACTTTTTGACATTACTGGCACTTGCAAAACTATGTGCTGTTTAGATAGCAATGAATTTCCGACCTTCTCGTTGAAGATATAAGAGAGTGTTGAAAATATATCACTATTTTTTCGAGTAACTTGTTTTCCTTCGAAATAACATACATCCTCTACACTAAAAAATGAACAACCATCATATCGTAAACTGGTTCCGTATAAAATTGTACCAAGTGCCAAGTCGGATGAAAATTGCGTGGTTACTTTTTCAGCAGCAAGAATATTTCTATTTCTATCAATCGATAGTAAAAAACACACACATTCAGATTTGTAATAGGTAAACCATATGAATTGTTTTTTCCCCATAGGAATCGCACTATATATATCGCTCTGAACTTTCGTATGACTTAATTGTTCATATGAAAGTTCGCATTTAGGGAATCTTTGTGAAATTTCTCGAAGTGTGTTGCTGTCGAGCGAGTATTTATGTTGTCTATTCATCTTCATATCTATATATAAATAAACGATACATCACTTTAAATGTTTTCCTTATATAATATATCATAGACTATGGATTCATCGTACCTAATGCTGTTACATTTTTTAAATAAAAAACAGAAGCTAAAATCAATGGCAAATATCCCAATATTAACTCCATCCTCGTCAGTGTCGACAATCGAGACTTTTTATTACTTCAATACCTCTCATATTACTAGGGACCCAGGCAATAAGTAGGTATACGATTAGACCCGGTTTATATCTGTATCAGCGTTAATAAACTCTTCTATCATGTGATGAGGTATTTCTTGATTTAAATTATCAAATACCTCAGTATCAAACGGGTATCTATCACTGATTTCATAGTAAGTATTTTTGAAGTCTATAAAAGCTGTTTCGTATTTCTTCCTTTCTTGGTCAAAAGATTCTAACAATTCCATTTCAGAAGTGTTTGGAGATGTTGTGTCCTGTGTTACCGAATCTTTATTCACCGTATACCACGGTCTCTTCATTTCACTTGTAGATGTAAGTTCGTCGCAAATGTCGGGCTTTTTCAAATACTTATAGTTATTTTTCGCCTTTGCTCTCGTCATTTTTTGAACATCCATTTGATAATTATTAAACCGCTTTGCAAGGTCCTTTTGAACAATTGATTTATCCAATTCGTCATCATCCAGGCTAGACATGTATTCCATCAAATCTTCACTGTATTTCTGAGCAATGTTATCGGCATTCTCGTCCAATAACTTCTTGTTTTTTTCATTGCTAAATTTTTTCTTGAACTCTTCTACCACCGTATCATCTATATTAGGACTAATTTCCATAAGACGGTCAAATTCGTCTTTGTAATATTTTAGCATTACAAGAGGACTTTCTCTATCCTTAGGATGCTTTGTCAGTTCTATCTTTATATTTTGGCAGAATTTTCCCCAAGAAATAGCACTTACCCTATGTGATTCGTTTAGTTCGCTTATTTTTAGAAACTGTTGGATTGTCGTGATGATACCAGCAATAATATTAATTGACCCAATAACCATTTGTGCAAGTAGTTTATGTTCCTCTGGGAACCGTTCCTGGGCAAAATTTGCTGTTCCAGATACGGTTGACATTATAATTACTGGTATTGTGAACCAAGTATTGCGTCTTGAAAAAATTCGGTGCGACCTTGTATGTAGCCACCTGTATATCATTGCTTTGTCTGCCCATTCCGTAAATATTTCTTCCTGGTGTTCACTCCATCCATCATGTTGAACAAAACTTGTTATTTCTGCCCTTTCAGACGACACGGCGTTGGATTCGGTTTCCATGTATTTGATTTTGGTATATCATAATATTATATTTCTATATTCTTTACCTAATACAATAAGACAAAATAAGAAAATTAAATATTGGTTTACATGTATGGATGCCATAAACAATACATTTAATTTTGAAACCTTCAAAAAATACTTAAAAGACATCGCTGATTCGTTTGAACATATCGATACATATCATATACATTCTGAGCATAAAATAAAGGTATTAAAGAGTGAATATGTTGTTTTATCTAAGACAAACAAGGACATATTACACACATTTTGTTTAGATTCGATTCATTTCCAATTACGTCTTTATAAAGATTATGTAAATGATTATAGAAAACGGTTTTGTTCAATTAACAATCACGTATACCGTGACTATTACAAATTATTCAAAATAATAAGCAAATATATAGTCGAAACTATTCAAGACAAAAAAATACTCACGCTTATAGAAAATGAGACATTTGTTACATATAAGGATTTGGAAATAAATAAAACATACGATATAAATGTTGTCGAGGAATTATACGAGAGGATATTAAACATTATTCAAGCACTTATTGAGCATTGTGATAACAAGGATAAAACATTATCATTTCACACAATGCGCAATAAGCAAGGATATGATGTGAATAATTTGATTAGTTCATTACAGTTTGACACACACCTAATAAAAACACATATCAACTTATTTTGCCAGTTTCTTGAATTTTTTCATTTTCATAAAATGAAATATTTGAATGAATTGTCACACAAGTGTGAACAACTGTATTATGATATGCCGCCAATAGATGACGTAAAGTTTACAAATAAAAATAAAGACGACAATCTAAATACTTCACAAGAATTGCCAAAATTACCTAATCCGTCTCCAAAGCGCCAAGAACAACCAGAACATAATGCCTTCTTGAATGAAACCCAATCATTTTTTCAAACAGACAAAAATGAGGTTTTGGACAGTATCGTTAACCATAATCACGAAAATACATTAGACCATACTGACAAACATATATCAGATGATATACCACTAACGATTGATGTTAGTAATGATAATGATGCTAGTAACAATATAATTGACACATTAATATCGACAGTACCTGTCACAAATATTGATGATGCGCATATTGATGATGGGCATATTGATCTACATCCAATCCAACATAATGAGACCCCACATATTGAGATTGCCTCAGATACCAATCCATCACCTAAGAAAAAAAGAGGGCGGCCTAAAAAGAACGCCCATTAGAAGTCACTGCCAAAAAAATTGACGGGTTTATCATTATTTCTACGAATAATGATAAAATAATAAACAATATAATTGGATAATGGTTCCAAGTGATTTTAGTATATGTGAAAGAAATTGTGAATGTTTCATTTCCATAAATACAAACACTTTTACGAACGTAAGAGTATGTATTGAATGTCACGGAACCGGAGGAACAAGGGGAAACGTAAACCATATGGACCATTGTAAATTTATAAGGTGTCAACATAGCCGTGAATATGCATCAGTCGGAATAATAATGTTCTCTGGATATTTCAATACGATTCTAATAAAGAATAAACTCAATGAGGTTTTTGTAATGGAACGAAAAAAACTTCTAGCTGAGATTGAAAGAAGAAAGGTTGCTATGGTCATTTTCCTCAAAACGAAAATGTTTTTACCAAACCTACTAAAAAACAAATACACATCGTCATCAAATTTATGAAATAATACAACAACTATTATTTAATGTCTCAATATGTTTCTCACGTAATTGCTGGACATTTACCTGGTCGGATTTGAACGAACAATCAATGCAATATGAACTAGTCTTATAGAAACATCTAAGACATATGAGTTCTTTACAAATCGAGCATTGATCCATTGGGTCATTTACTTGGCAGCGTGAACATATAAATGCGTATTGCTTAACAGTACACGGATTAACTACTCTCATTGAAACCGCATTTTTTCTTTTTTTTGTTTCCATTTCTTTGGAATTACTATCGTGAATTTTCATTTTACAGCGTGTGGATTATTTTATGTGAATTGAATCAAATGTTTTATTTGTGATTCAATTTTATTTGCTTTTCATCCACCATCAACAAGTATTCCATCGTTATTATGATATATCGTTCCCAATACAAACGGAGACGCGACGCTGACTGGGTCGCCTCCATAAATTGCAGGGTCATATTGGTGGTTTTCAACTTCAACCGTGTTGTTTTCTTCAGAATGTGTTGGTTCTTCCAAATACGTTACATCAGTCGTCCATATGTTGTCATCTATGACGTCTTCTTCAATACATCTACATTGAGCTAGTCCATCACAAATTTGAGAACAATAGTGACATTCAGCCATTTATAGTAATTATTTTGAAACTAAAATATGTAACTTCCAAACAATCAATTTTATGTTATAACTTCACCTACTCAGTAAAGAGCACGTTTATACTTTTCTAAAATAATCTCTTTTTGTTTACTGTAATCTACAATAGGCTTTGGATAAGATGTAGTGTTACTGTAATTACTGTGATATTTCGACCATTCATGAATGTGTTTTGGTTCTATATTTTCGAGTTCGGGAACATATAGCTTTATATATTCACATTCTGGATCATGTGTCTTGGATTGACTCCAAGGATTGAAAATGCGGAAATATGGTTGACTGTCCACGCCACTTCCAGCGACCCATTGCCAGTTACCATTATTTGATGCTGGGTCGTAATCGATTAAGTGTTTTGCAAAATATTGTTCTCCTTCGCGCCAATCTATGCCAAGCGTTTTTACCAAAAAACTTGCAACAATCAACCTTCCGCGGTTATGCATGTATCCAGTTGTGTTTAATTGTCGCATAGCTGCGTCAACCACCGGAAATCCGGTGGTTCCTGTTGTCCACGCTTCTAAATATCTTTTATTTTTTGACCATGATATCCTATCGTATTTGCTGTTCATTGAATTTCCAAGATTCTCTGGAAAACAGTACAAAATATAAGCATAAAACTCTCTCCAATATAGTTGACGTATTAGATCTGAATTGATACCAAACTGATATTTCCACGAATCATATACTTCTCGTATGGATATACATCCATATTTTAAATAACTAGAGAGACGAGAAGTGTCGACTATAAGATGATTCCTCAATTCCGAATATTTATCCTGATGTCTTAATGAACGATTCAACATTTTAATACCATTTTTCCGTCCACCTGTGGTAGCATTATCCTTATTGAATAATTTACCTACATATTTCGTCATGATATCTTTTAATCCAATACCATATTTTGATTCAAAACTTGACGTATTGAATTTATTAGCTATTGATGTTTTAGTCAATGCTTTACAGTTATGATTGTAGTTATATGGATGTAATTTTATAAACGTATTATAAAATGGTGTAAATTTTCTATACGGTTCCCCAGAATTTGGGTTATTAATATCACCGTTTGAAAAATTAAAAAGAGTGTAATCTTCTAATGATAGTACCCGTATTGCTTTACCAATACTATTGCGTATCGAATCATCTCTTGTTTTAGCATACGGTGTAAAATCTTGGTTATAACCAATAATATCAGCACCTACATCCCGTATCAGGGACTTTAAAACCACATTATTATCACCTTGAAAACACTGTAATGGAATTCCAAACTTTTTAGTCAATTCACTTGATAATTCCATCAACGATTCTATCATAAACTGAATTGAATGAACTGAACGATACTTATTTTTAGCAGTGATTTGTTCAGGTGTAAATATAAATATAGGTGTTACGAGGTTACATTTGTTAATCATATATAGTAAGGTCGTATTGTCTTCAATTCGTAAATCCCTTCGAAATACGAAAATACCGTGCTTATATTCTGATTCACAATTAATATCTGACAGCTTGACTATGTAATATAATATTATACAATGTAATTATATTAAATTTACTATATTCGTCAGTAATTAGTGACGCTTATACCGAGGTACTTTTCGTGTACCACGTTTATGTTTTTTTTGTGCAACCCTTGCTAGTCTATACGCTGTGCCATTTTTTTTACATCCGTTTTTGATTATATTAAAGTCAACGGCTGCTGCCTTGCCACCAGTGATAGCGCTTGCTAATCTTGCATATCCCCAGGAATGTGCGGTTTGGTTTGGTCGAGACCCGGACGAATAATACGCCCCTTGCCCTTTTTTTACAATAGCATTTAATGCTTTTAAGCTACACCCTGTTTTCTTCGATAAACTATTATTAGGTATTATTGTCACATTATATGTTTGCTCTGCATTCCTAATATGATTTGATTTTTTTGGAGTATATGATGATGCCTTTTTACGTGTATAATATTTGCCCTTCTTATATTGTTTCCTTGACATTGCGAGTTCCTTTTCCTGTACGAGTCTTTCTTTACGTGTAAGTTTATCTGGTATATACTTCTTTGGTGCTGATATTATCTTTCTTTGCGTTTTGGTGCTCTTCATGTATATTATATACAGCGACTTTATTTGTAGTGTAATTGTGTAATATAATAATAGACTAGCATTTAAGAATATGATAGTAGTATCAATAAAGGTGTCATGACGTGTAGTATCACAGGAAACCCATTATTATCAACCTCTGAACTGCCATTATTCGAGCATATTGACATTGGAACGCACGGTGGCGAAGCAATGGACGATTGTATTACTAATCAAAATAAAGCATTTAATATTTTTGAGGATGATTTGCGATTGAAATTAGAAAACAATTCACCTATTACATTTCAAGCCATTTTTGATAATTTAGATAAAATCCAGGAGCCATTGTCAAAGACATATGGAATTATTAGTCATCTATCTGGTGTAGCAGACAGTGAAGATATTCGAAGCATTAAAGATAAATATAGGTCAGAACTAGTTGATATTGGGAAGAATATTGGACAGTCGCGTACTATATATGATGCCCTATGCCGTGTTGTTACTACTGATGTTAACGAACAGCGTGCCCTTACGCTTTCGATTGAATCGATGCAGCGCGGTGGTGTTAATTTGAGCAATGAAAAAAAGTGTGAACTAACGCTCATTGACAAAGAATTGTCAAATGCCAGCACAAAATTCTCTGAAAATATACTTGATGCTACAAAGGAATATAAACTTGTAATTGATGATGTTAATCATATGATAAATGTACCACGATGGTGTCGTGAAATGTGGAATACAAAAGACCCTGACAATGGCCCTTGGATTATCACACTAGGCGGACCGTCTATATCTGCTGCCCTTCGGTTTATTTCTGATAGAGAAACGCGTAAAACGTTGTACACGCAATATATTTCGAGAGCAGGTGACATTAACGAACCGTTGATTGAAACTATTCTCAAATTGCGCCATAAAAAAGCAAATATTCTGGGATTTGAAACATTCACAAAGTTGTCTCTTGCATCCAAGATGGCAAAAGATGAAGACGAGATTGAAGAACTAATGAATAGCCTTCGCGACGTAGCACTCCCACTAGCGTGTGATGAGTTTAAATGTATTGAATCATATGCGCTAGAGCACGGAAACATTCAAGAAGTTAAGCCGTGGGATTTAGGGTTCTGGTGCGAAAGGTTATCAGAAAGCAAATTCAAAATGAAAGAAGAAGAGTTGAAGCCATATTTTTCACTCGAGAATGTTATGAAAGAACTATTTCATATTGCTCATCAGCTTTTTGGTGTACGTATTGAGCAAAGAACAATCGGCAAAGTAGAATTATGGCACAGTGATGTCCGCTATTTTGATGTTTACGAAGAAGAAACCGATAGCCAAGATAATGTATCTAACGAAAAACGAGTTGCTGGGTTTTATCTCGACCCATATGTACGAGAAGAATCCAAACGTGGTGGCGCGTGGATGGATAGCTGTATTGATAAAAACAGAGCACTTAATAAATTAATACCAGTAGCATACTTGGTATGTAACGGGTCTCCTCCTACAAAAGATAAACCATCATTAATGAGCTTTTCAGACGTAGAAACTTTATTCCACGAGTTTGGCCACGGTCTACAACATATGCTTACCCGTATTGATATTGGTGATATAGCGGGTATAAATAATATTGAATGGGATGCTGTTGAACTTCCTAGTCAGTTTATGGAAAACTGGTGCTATCACAAGGAAACTCTTGACCGTATGGCAATTCATTACAAAGATAATAGTAATTTACCGAAACATATGTACGATAGTCTAGTTGCGCAGAAGAATCACGGCATTGCAATGGCTACAATGCGCCAGGTGGCATTTAGTAAACTCGATTTGTATCTACATAGCAACTGGGTGAACCTGTCAAACACTGATAATGTATCGATTTGGGATATTCAGAATAAAATGTTTGAAGAGTGTACGCCATATCGTCCACAAATTGCGAATGACCAGTTCTTATCAACATTTTCACACATTTTTGGAGGTGGATATGCCGCAGGATACTACAGTTATAAATGGGCAGAAGTGATGTCTGCTGATTGTTTTGGCGCATTTGAGGAAAATATTGATGAATTAGTTTCAATAGGGAGGCGATTTCGTAATACTGTTCTTGCAATGGGAGGTTCGCGTCCTGCAATGGATGTATTTGTTGAATTTAGAGGTCGCAAGCCAACCATTAATGCACTTTTACGGCATAATGGTATGAAACTTGTATAATTGAATAACTATACCAAATGTATATATGTGTTAGAAATAAATCTGATAATAATTATTCAAAATAGTTTTTTTGAAAAAAAACACGTTTTAGAAAGTGTTTTGGATCCCCTATTTTTTGTTCATTTAACTTTAGTTCCTATAAAACGCTATTGAAAACGTGTTTTTTTTCAAAAAAACTATTGTGTTTTGTAAAATAATTCAGATATTATCATAAATGCTAATATTTATGATAATATTTTGTCAAAAAAACCTTACCATACATTTTTTTGTAGTGATTTTACTGATTTGCAACTTTTTGGAACTAAATGTGTAAGTATTTATGTAAGTATTAATACTTACACAAATACTTACACTTTAGTTCCGATTTAGTTCCAAAAAACAAAAAACAGACGTTTATAACAAAAAACAGATGTTTATAACAAAATCACATTTCTATCGTAATATTTGAACATATAGTCGCACCGTATTAATTGGAACTTTTTAATGTAAGTATTGTATACTTACACAAATACTTACACATGAGCAAAGAAAAAGGTTCCGAATCATTTTATTGTGAATCTTGTAATTACCACACCACAAGAAGGAGTCAATACAATCGCCATATATTGACTTTGAAACATAAACATTGTTTGCAAAGCAAACCTTGTACAGAAAATACAAAGGAGCAGCCAATACAATCGTTAATAAATACAAACAAAGAATATATTTGTAGTTGTGGTAAATCATATAAGCATAGACAAAGTCTATATAATCACACACAACAATGCGAAGATAACTATAACAAATACCATAATAATAAGAATATGATTGTGAATACAAATGAATCTGGCAAACAACCAAAAGAGAAAACCATAGAACCATCTGAGGAGTTAGATTATAAAGCTATGTTCCTAACAATGGTTGAAAAAAATAATGAACTACAGCAGACACTTGTCGATATTGTACCAAAAATTGGAAATCAGACAAATAGTAACAATACGAACACATTTAATATACAAATCTTTCTCAACGAGAAGTGTAAAAATGCAATGCCGTTAATGGAGTTTGTTGACAAATTACAATTACAATTAACAGATTTAACAAGTACTGCTGAAAAAGGATATGTTGAGAGTATGAGCGATATTTTTATACGTGAATTAGAAGGCATGGATGTCACTGAGCGACCCATTCATTGCAGTGATATTGCTCGCGATACATTATATGTAAAAAACCACAATAATTGGACTCAGGATGATAGAGGACAAACTCTTATGAATAACGCAATAGACAAAGTTCGTCACGAGAACTTTTCACAGTTGGAAGAATGGATTAAAGAACACCCGAATTACCAAGACAAAACACATACTGATAATAAAGAATACTTGGAAATAGTAACAAACTGTTTGGAAGGTTCAAACGGAAAAAGTAACAAGCTAGTTGTTAAAAATATAGCGAAGGAAGTGCGTATACAAAAAAAATAGTTATATAATTTTTATTAATTTATCCACATAACCTAAATATATATATATAATATAACAGTACACTAACCGCTAATAAAAATATGTCTAAGATTATGCACGAACTAAATAATGAAAAAAAGAAGATGATATCTGATATTATATGGGCATATGAAGAAGATTCAGATATGGTGTACACAAGGCAGTTGATAATCGAATATATATATATATATCATAATCATGACCCTTTTGCGTGGCATTATTTTACAACATTAAACGAACACAAGAAGGATATAATAATGACACCATCCATGACAGTTGAAGTTCAAACATCATATAATTGGGTAAAACAATACTACGAAAATAATATTAACGGTCGTGATAAAATATGGTGCTGTGTTATATCTTGATATCACCCTCAACTTATCTAACATATTGTAGAAAAATTACATCCTGAAATACGTTTCAAAAATAGAATAATTGTATTTATTTTTGAAATTATTATAAACGTTATATGATGTGTGAGACTAGTTGTAATCCTAAGTTGAATTGGTTGTGGTTACGGCCGGGTAGATGCGATAATTAAGAATATCGATAGTAGAAGAACTACACATTATTCTTTCATTACGCGCTGGGTTGTTCGGATTCGTTTATAGGACACGTTGTAGTGTATATAAGTCTTTTATTTCCTCCCATATATCCGTGGTTCATACAATCGTAACTAATTGTTCCAAAATCTCCTTTAACTTCAAATACTATACTACCAGTGTAGTATGTAACCTCTATACCTTCGACCTCTTTTGTGTTACTAAGTTTATTTCCAGATATTATTTGAATTAATGAATTATCGTTAATTACAAATCCGAAAGGGTGTGTACTTGTAACACCCGTTAAAGTATATATGCCAGTATTTAGACCAATCAAATCATAACTATCATATGCAATATTATTGAATATATACGGGTTTACCATCGATACTACATTATCGGTTGTTTGACTTAAACATTGTATAGATAAAGGTTTAGGTTCTGGTTCTCTATGAACATATGTAATAGTACTAGAAACGTTCGTACTGTTATTAAATGTATTTTGAAACTGTGTAAATGTGACAGTTGGAGATACATCAACAACATATACAGTTGAATCAGGTAGTATATTATCGAATGCCCTTGTACCAATAGTAACCGAATCTGGGATTGTTATGGATGCCAAATTAATCGATGATATGAACGCATCAGCACCAATACTGGTAATGGAATCAGGGAGTGTTATGGATGTTAACCCAGTCGCTGAAAAGAAAGCATTCTTACCAATACTATTGAGTTGGGAATTCACACCAAAAGTAACAGATGTCAATTTGGAGCAACTCCCGAACGTAACATTTCCAATACTTGTAACAGAATCAGGAATTGCTATGGAAGCCAACTGTGTAATTTTAAACGCAGAATTTCCAATACTGGTGAGTTGAGAATTTGTACCAAAAGTAACAGATGTCAATCCTGACTCAGCGAACGTAAATTTACCAATACTGGTGACAGAATTCGGGATAGATACTGATGTCAACGTGTTCGCATATCTAAACGCAGAATCTCCAATGCTAGTGACAGAATCTCCAATTATTACTTGCGCTATGTTTGATTTATTAATATAATTACTATAACTGTTCTCATTTAATGTACCTTCTATATAAATATTATATACATTATTGTTCATATCTGTAAGTGTTGAACTACCAGGCTCGGGTTCAGGCTCAGGCTCCGGCTCAGGTTCTGGCTCCGGTTCTGGCTCAGGTTCTGGCTCAGGCTCAGGCTCCGGTTCTGGCTCCGGTTCTGGTTCAGGCTCAGGTTCAGGTTCAGGTTCAGGTTCTGGTTCAGGCTCTGGCTCTGGCTCCGGCTCAGGTTCAGGTTCAGGCTCCGGCTCAGGTTCTGGCTCAGGTTCAGGTTCAGGTTCAGGTTCAGGTTCAGGTTCAGGTTCAGGCTCAGGTTCTGGCTCCGGTTCTGGCTCCGGCTCCGGCTCAGGTTCTGGCTCCGGTTCTGGTTCAGGCTCAGGTTCTGGCTCCGGCTCCGGCTCAGGTTCTGGCTCAGGTTCTGGCTCCGGTTCTGGTTCAGGCTCCGGCTCAGGTTCTGGCTCCGGCTCAGGCTCCGGTTCTGGCTCAGGCTCTGGTTCAGGCTCAGGC